AAAGTATATAGCATCCGATCATAGGATATGAAATAAAACGGGATCACAACCTATTGTTTCAAAATTGTTTCAGACAAAGGTAAAATAAAAAAGCCATTCATTGCTGAATGGCTTGATAATGAGGGGTGGGCCCAACTGGGCTTGAACCAGTGACCCCCTGATTATGAGTCAGGATAATATTTTTTATGCTGCGTGTTTGGTTTAATATAATGCATTGATATTATGCTTGATAATCAGATACATGAAGTTTATTATTAATTTTGATTTCAAAAATATTTTGCGATTTTTTGCTATAAATTGCGATTTTATGAGAAAAAGTATGATAAAAGTATGATAATTTACTATCTTTGAATCAAAATATTGGAACCATGTTTAATAAGCCTGTACAATCTATAGTCGCTGATGGTCGTAATCGTAAGGATGGAAAGTTAGCTATAAGAATTCAACTCTTTTATCAGAATGGAAAAGTCAAAGAACAAATTTTTATTCCCTTAAAGCTATACTATACACCTGAGGAATGGGCTATCATCAAAGATCATTCAAATCAAAGGGGGATGAAATCTGTCATTGCTGGGGATCGACTTCTCTCTGAACGGAATAAAATTAGTTTTGCCCAAAGTAGATTGAATGATATTATCAACCAGTATGAAAAAAAGAAGGTGCTCTATTCTATTAATGACATCAAAGCGGAATTTCTAAATAAGCCTATTGGCTCTATATCCAGAATTTATTTGCCAAATCTTTTTAATGAAGTAATAACCATAAAAGAACAAGCTCGTAAAAGTCATTCTACAATAGAATCCTACAAATACGCAAAAAAGTCGTTTGAAACATACATATCCAAACATTTAAAAAAGAAGGCAGAAACTTATAGACTTACAGCTATAGATGCTGGTTGGATTCAAGATTACAAGTCAGCGATGGGTGACACCATAAAAGAGACTACCAAAAATGATTATATTATATCATTGAGGGCGGTCTTTAATTATGCTTTATCGGAAAAGTTGATTGATGAATCTTCGTACCCATTCGACCAAAGAAAGATTAATAACTATTACAACATACAGACTTCACCTAAGACAAAAAGAGCGTTGACCTCAGACGAGTTTGACAATCTAAAGAAGGTGAGGAATCTATTAACCCCAGCTCAGCAGGAAGCTTGGGATTATTTCATGTTAAGCTATCTATTTAACGGAGCAAATCTTAGGGACATTGCAGAACTAAAATTTTCTGATATAGATCGACATGACAATACTATTATATTTCGGCGCAAGAAAACCTCAAATAAAAAGAAGTTAGATAAGGATATTGTAGTAATTTTGAGCCCTCAGATTGAAAAGATAATGCAATTGAGAGGCAATCCAGAGCAACAAAATGCGTATATTTTCCCAATTTTTAATACAGACGGCCTATCAGACAGAGAAAAAAGTGTTATTGTCAAGGAAAAGACTCATCAATGGGGCAAAAAATGGGTATTGATTGCGAAAAAAGCAAATGTTCGACTTGACCTAACATATCAGATGGCTCGGCACACTTATGCTTCTATCGCCATCCTAAATAACGTTCCAATAGAGGAGGTCTCAAAAGCAATGGGGCATACGTCTATACAACAAACAAAAGACTACATTGCAACATTGCCAAAAAACTTCACGCCACAGAATGAAATGATGAAACAAGAAACCGTACCTTTGGACATCTTTGATTAACAAACTATGAATTACAACCAAATTATAAACTATCTTGCATTTGTTTCAGATACGGATGAATCAAAAATAGAAGAACTGAAGAGTTTGACTTCTATATTAAAAAAGCACTATTCAGACATTGAACTTTCGACTTACAAAAAAGTCCTGATAGAACGACTTAAATCAAAAATATCTGAATCTAATGTATATCTACAGTCTGCATCTATGCTGGGTACATCCACGATGAACTATGATTTCATTTTATTGGATCAAACTTATTCAAGAAACCTGAAAGTGGTTATTGACTTCTGGAACTTTGCAGTGTCGTTTTTTGAAGACAACACTAAGCAATCTCAGAATATTGAATTGACCCTGAATTTTGATAAATTGCCAGATTATATAAAACCAGATCAACTGTCTCAACTTATGGGTTGGTCAGAAGCTACTATATCAACTAAACATTCAAGAAGAGAATTGGCTTGTGTAGAAGGTACCCGATTAACGCCAAAAGCAGGACTTAAAGAGTATCTTGAAAAAAGGACAAAAGGTCTGATTGAAAATCCCGATGAATGGTTTAATGAAGAGATTTTGAAGAAGCAGAAAAAACGCAAATCCGTTAATAAGTAGTAATTATTGCCGACAAAAACATTCCATGTTTTTGCCGGTGTACACTAAATTCAATTTATACGAATAAAACCCCATTTTTTTAGCCCCGAATTTTCAAGTTTTTCATGTTCTCAATCTATTTATATAGAAAAGGGAATTATGAAATTAACGGACAAAGAAATTGATGCGATTGTGGCAAAAGTAGCCAATAGAGTTGTGGGTGTGCTGAATAAAGAAAATGATGTGGAAACATTGCTTGTTCCCGTTCTTGAGAATCAGTATGAATCAACAGATTTTAATAATATCGTTTCACTGGGCACTGCTTTTTCGGACTTGAATACTCATGACAAGTTACTTGTCGTTAAGGGGGCAATCAGAACCCATTATCAGCTTTTCAAGGGTGTTATTATGCCTTTTGGGCAGATAATCAGTTATAATTTACAGATGGGTGGTCGTTGCTATTATTTTGAGCCTAACGGGAGGTTGAGTCAAGAGTGTCTCGATGACTTTTAAACGACTAAACTGTTTTTGTGTAAATTGTAATAGTTGCGGTAATTCTCCATGATGGATCAAATCGCAACTATTACTGTTTTAATTAAAGATTCCGATAGAGGTATTTCATGTAGCTTGCCCAACCATGATCTTTAAATTTTGAATTGCATACATGGCTTAGCAGACTTTTGATTTGCTCGTCAGTAAAATAATTTGGTAATTCTCTTAACATACTATTCCGTTCATCACTATTGTATGGTAAACCGTCCATTAGCGTATCGAATTCATCAATAAGTTGAGTGACCGTTTTGTTATCATCCTTTGTTATGACAGGCACGCTTTGACTTGTTGAATCTTCTTCGGGTTCGTTGCAAGGCTCAATTGGCTTCTCCTCTGGTTTTGAAATCTCTTCTATGTTTTGCTCAGGCAAAGAAATTATCTGCTTGTCTTTAGTTCTTAGTTTGAAAATCTCATCATTACTCATCTGGTCATATTTCATGATTTGGTCAAAGTTGATCGAGTAGCGATTCCTTTTTCTTGTTGCTTGCCCTGATTCTTTGTGTATTAGGTTTAGTATTACAAGCTGGTTGATAGCTTTCTGGGCTGTTTTGTCTGTAACGGACAGATTTTTGCAAATGTAGCTGATCGACATCTCAAAAGCCTCATCTTTATTCATTTGCTGGTAGTCTATCATTGTGCCCAAGAGGGCACGCTCAGTTCCTGCCAGTAGTAAGCTTGATTTCTTTGGTAGCTTTATGAATGCGTAATTTTTTTCATTGGTTGATTCCATTTTGCGGTTATATTATCCTATTATTTAAGTGGTTATTAATATGATGACTGCACTGGAGCCTAACCACAAAACTCCAGCGCAACTTCAATTATATACATATATTTACAAATATGTATTCTAAAAGTTATATTGTATTTACAATTACTACAAATGTACTAATATAAATTAATAAAAACAATAATTGTTGAAATTAAAAGTGTGCTGTTTGAGGGATTTGTGTTACTATAGTAAATATTCGTTATTTGGTAATATTCATTGAAATAATTACTTATGGTGTTAAGTAGATATTCCTTTAGTACTGCAGTATAAAATACTAACAAATAATAATTATATAATAAATAATATATTAATAAAACATATATAGTAATGACTATATAATTGTTATTTGATAATGTGGTTTTATGTTTATATTACGGACGCTTTGTAAGCGTCTGCATAAAGTAATGATTTGGATAACAGGTGAGGGGAGTACGGTGATTGTTCAATGAGAGGGTGACTTAGATTTGCCTCTGCCATTCTAATTTTTACCAACCCCATTAATGAAAGTATCAACAAAGCCTTTGATTTTCTCCAGAATACGACTTCCTGTCCGTCTTCTCTCAAGCAAAGTGGGTTTTTCTCCGTTTCTCAACTCAAGTAATTCATCTAAGAGCGGCTCCCGTTCTGAGAAAAGGTAATCTGCTATAACTTTCTCAACTCTTTCAACTGCGAGGTTCTCTTCCTGACAGATTTTCTTGAAGGCTTCCAATTGCTCCTTGTTCCAGAACTTCTCAAACTCATCTGGGATGTCGTCGGTATCTTCAATGGCTGGTAGGTTTTCCTGAATGAACTTCTCAATCAGTTCCCGTTTGCTTCTCAGGTGAACTTCTCCAGCGATTATGTCAATGATTTCTTTGCGTCTCCGCTCCTTGTCTTTCTCATTGCTTTCGTGGAGTTTGGCGAGTAGTCTAAGAATGTATGCTACGTTTATTTCATCCCTACGGATAAGTTCCAACTCAAAATCAACTTCGTCAAGTATGGATACCTTTTCTTTCTGTGTATTAGGCTTAACCTTTTCGTATAGGTCAAGGTATTTGCTCTTGTAGTCGTTGAAGAGCTGTTCATTCATGGCCAGACTATCAAAGTCGAAGTCGGCAAATGTACTGAGGATGTTTTTGATCCTCATCAATTCCCTGAAAGCCTTAATGTACGCCAGCTCCTCCTCTTCGTCCTTCAATTCCGAAACGCTTTCAACGGTCGGGGTGATTTTTAGTAGTTCAATAAAAGCCTGTGTGAATTTCTTGACATACTCTTCGTAGGGTTGCATGATGATTATGTCCTTGGCTTCCTTATTGCTAAATAAGGCAATAGCATCATCGGTGGCCTGTTTCAGGTTGCGGAACACAACAATGTTTCCCTGGCTTTTTTGCTCGTTTAGGATGCGATTGGTACGGGAGTAGGCTTGGATTAGTCCGTGATACTTCAGGTTCTTATCAACGTAAAGCGTATTGAGGGTCTTGCTGTCAAAGCCTGTAAGGAACATATTTACGACCAGCAAAATATCAATCTGGCGTTCCTTTACCTTCTTACTGATGTCGTTGTAGTAGTTGTAGAACGATTCACTGTCTTTTGTCGAAAAGTTCGTTCCGTACATCCCATTATAATCACCGATGAATTCATCCAGTTTTTCCCGACTATGAACATTCAGTCCATACAAAGCACGAGGTTCTTCCACTACCGAGAGCTCCTCTGGTAAGAATCCCGTAGCGTCTTTGTCGTCTTCATTCGAGGCATAACTAAAAATGGTCGCCACACGCAAATTGTGGCTTCCTGAGGCTTTCTTTTGCTTGAATAGCTCGTAGTACTTGATGAGTGTTTCGACGCTGGATACGCAAAACATAGAGGTATATTCGCCACTGTACGTTTTACGATGGTGGTTGGTGATGATGAAGTCAACAATCTTATTCAACCGCTTAGGCGACTCCATTAGCTCTTTGGTGTCAATATCCTCTACTTCTATGTCGATGTCGGTTGCACTGTCTTTTTTCTTATACCTTCCGACATACTCTACGGCGAATTTTAGAACATTTTCGTCACGGATAGCATCGGTTATTACATACTTGTGCAGACACTCACCAAAGAGCTCTTTGGTGGTGCGTTTTCCTAATTCGTTTTTAACAGCATTCTCGGCAAAGATAGGTGTTCCCGTAAAGCCGAACATCTGAATATTCTGGAAGTAGGCTTTGATTCTGGAATGGGTTTCGCCAAACTGGCTGCGGTGGCATTCGTCGAAGATGAAGACAATTCTTTCCTCTTTCAGCTTGTTCATCTTGGCTTGATGATACTTTTTGCTGATGGCGGTATTTAGCTTCTGAATCGTTGTAACGATCAGTTTCGTGTCATCCGAAAACTGTTTGACGAGGGAGTTAGTATTATCCGTCCCGTCAATGCTTCCCTTGCTGAAGCTGTTGAATTCTTTGGTAGTTTGATAATCGAGATCCTTTCGATCAACCACAAATACTACCTTCTTCACCTGAGGCATGTTCGTTAAGATCTGAGCAGCCTTGAATGAGGTGAGGGTTTTACCGCTGCCTGTGGTGTGCCAGACATATCCGTTTTTGGTTGTGTTTCGTACCCGTTCTACCAATGCTTCTACAGCATAATATTGATACGGACGAAGTACCATAGGTATTTTGTTGGCTTCATTCAAGACGATATACTTACAAATCATCTTGCTTACATGGCAAGTATCCAGAAAGGTGAAGGCGAATTTTTCCAGTTGAGTGATGGGCTTATTCTGTTCGTCTGTCCAATAGAAAGTCTGTTTGAAGCTCTGGTTTTTATTGTTGGCGTAGTATTTGGTATTGACTCCGTTACTGATGATAAAAATTTGAATATATTGGAATAACCCAATTGAAGACCCGTATGAGTGACGTTGATAGCGGTTGATCTGGTTGAATGCTTCTTTCAGCTCGATGCCCCGCCTCTTTAATTCGATTTGTACCAAAGGCAAGCCGTTGATGAGTATAGTGACATCGTAACGGTTTTTGTAGGTGCCTTCCATTGCTACCTGATGTGTTACCTGAAAGCGGTTTTGGCACCAGTTGTCGATGCTGATGAATTCAAAATAGAGACTCTCTCCATTGTCTCGAACAATATGCTGCTTTTCCCGTAGCGTCTTAGCTTTATCGAAAACAGATCCCTTACTAAGAATATTCAATATGCGGTCAAATTCCTTTTCCGAGAGTTGGATGTTGTTGTGTCTCTCTAATTGACTTTTGAGGTTTGTCAAAAGTTCTTGTTCGTTGGAGACGGACACCAAACCATAGCCTAAAAGTTGCAATTGGGCTATGAGTGAATTTTCGAGAATTTGTTCGGGTTGACTGGTCATCTCTATATTGAATATTAGTTTGTTTTAGTAAAAATGACTCGCCGGTTTCACCGGCGTTTTTTCTCACACAAACATTTGTTGTAATAATCCCTTTTTCCATCGTTCCATGCTTTCTTTCTGCTGTCCGCAATGGCTGATTTTTTCATCAATGGCTGATAGAAAATTGGCGATTTTGATTTGTTCGGGAAGAGAAGGATAAGGTAACTGAGTTTCGCTGAAATATTTATAACTAATCATTTTTCCATCCCTTATTCCTTCCAGTTTGAGGTTCAGCTGCTTTATGTAACTTGTTGTCTTGAGGAAGTACTTATAAAATCGTCTATCAATTTTAGCTTTTGGTCTAAGAATAATATATGCTGGGCTACATATTCCTTTGTATTCTGAATATTCAATGCCACCTTGAAAAGAACGAAGGCTGATGATAAAATCACCAATTTGAACAACTTTATAACTTTCGACACTTTTATCTGTTACTGTGATATTATAGTCGATTAAATCTCTTGGAATTGCACCTTTATCCTGAGTAATTGCAAGTATTGGTAAATCTGAATTGTGATTTTTATCCGAAATATTTTCAAACAATTCATTTCCATTCTTTTCTTTCCACTCTGGAAAATCCTCTCCATTCTCATCTTTAAACCGAAGTTGCTGGCTGAAGATTTGCTGCATCACCCCTTTTTTGTGTTGTTCTAGCAGTTCCTTTTTCTTTTTCAATTGGTTGATCCTGTCATCTACAGCTGTCAGGAAATTGGCGATTTTGGTTTGTTCGGGAAGGGAGGGATATTGAATTTTAAGTTGATTTAAGTCACGACTATAAATAGCAGCAACACTTGTAGTTCCAGTTGCAAAACTTCTAAGTTGAAGTATTGTTTTTTTTGTATTGAAGAAATAATTCATATAACGGTTGGTGTTGTCTATACGATTATTAAACTTCAATCTTAAAAGATTTGAGTTATATAAAGCAAAAGGCAACTCATTTCTCCAAATGGCAACTTTTCCGACCAAATCTAAAGTGTTACGGGTATTAAAGAGCAAATCTCCTTCTAACAATACATCTTCAGGATTATATGTTTGGTCATCTGGCAATGATTGAATTTTATCAAGGACAATATTACCTCTACCGATATTCCCCATTTTTATAACAGGTATTCCTTTATTAGATTCAGAATTATCATAATTTCCACCCAATCTGCCTTCAACTAAAAGCATACTAAGCTTATCACATCTCCATTCCCCCTCAAACTCAGGAAACCGCAATTTTGGTACGTTATTTTCCATAATTTAAAACGGGGTTTTAATATCGAGCTCGGCACAAAATCCTGCAATCAGTTTATCGGTTTCGGTCATGGATTTTTCCAGCTCCGTCAGTTCGTTTGCCACAGCGTCAATATCAATCTGGTCTTCTGCTTCAAATGTGTCCACATAACGGGGTATATTCAGGTTGTAGTCGTTTTCGGCTATTTCCTTTAATGTTGCTCGTTTGCTGAATTTCTCTGTTTCGGTACGTTCGCGGTAGGCAGTCACAATACGGTCAATGTCTTCTTCCCGCAATACGTTTTGGGTTTTTACCTTTTCGTAATACTGACTGGCATCTATAAAGAGAATATCTGCGGGGTTTTCACGGCATTTCTTGAATACTAATATACAGGTAGGTATGCTTGTCCCGTAAAAGATATTGGCAGGTAGTCCAATCACTGCATCCAGATAGTTTCGGTCTTCAATAAGGTACTGGCGTATCTGAAGTTCTGCCCCACCTCTGAACAGTGCCCCGTGGGGCAATACTACAGCCATAGTTCCGTTGTCGGCCAGTTGGTAAATCATGTGTTGCACAAAGGCAAAGTCGGCTTTGCTGCTTGGTGCCAGTTTTCCGTACTGGCTAAAACGGTCATCGGTAGTAAATAGTGGATTTGCACTCCAGTTGGCAGAAAATGGAGGATTTGCCACCACTGCTTCAAATCGGTGTTCGAGGTGTTGTGGATGTTCCAGAGTATCTTCCTGTCGGAGGTCAAATTGTCGGTAATGTACCCCGTGCAGTATCATATTCATTCGGGCAAGGTTGTAGGTGGTACGGTTCATTTCTTGCCCGTAAAAATCACTCACCTCTGTTTCCTTCGCTAATCGTAATAATAAGGAAGCAGAGCCACAGGTAGGGTCATAAGCCGACTTGAGTTTGGTTTTGCCCGTTGTTACGATCTTGGCCAGAATCTTGCTCACTTGTTGAGGCGTGTAAAATTCGCCCGCTTTCTTGCCCGCACCGCTGGCGAACATCCCGATCAGGTATTCGTAGGCATCGCCCAATACGTCCGAATCCGTTTCGTGAAGCTTGAAGTCAATCTGGTCGAGGTGGTACAGTACTTTGGCTATCAACTCATTCTTGGCTGATTCAGTTCGCCCCAGTTTAGTACTGGTCAGGTCGAGGTCTTCAAACAGGTTGTCAAAATCATCCTCACTGGCTGTCCCCATTGTACTTTGCTCAATGTTTGTCAGAATCTTATGCAGGTCTTCCAGAATAAAGTTATCTTCGCCTTCTTTGTCGCTGTTCCCCCGCTTTGCTATTTCGCTGAATAGTTCTGATGGTTTCAGGAAGTAACCGAGTTTTTCCAAGGCTTCTTCTTTGATGACTTCCAGATATTCCCTGCCTGCTTCACTGGATTCATCAATGTCAAGGTATTTAATTTTGTCTTGAGTTAAGATGAAATCTGCATAGGAGTGCATCTTTTCTGATAGGTATTTGTAAAAAATGAATCCCAGTATATAGTCCCGAAATTCATCCGCATTCATCTTTCCCCGTAATGTATTTGCAATGTTCCAAAGTTGCTGTTCGAGTTGTCTTTTTTGATCTTCTGACATCGTTATATGATATTACTATAGTATTTTTTACAAAAGTAAGAATTTAAATTTGGAATAGGGATCAGTATAAATGTGATTTGTTGGAATGTGTTCAAATGGAAGGTGTGTTCAAATAAATCTATGAGGAGTAGAGAATACTATAGTAAAATATATTCATTTATATCTTTGATTTATTTGGATACATGGTAATTTATACTTATCTTTGATTTATAAATCAATTGATTATGAAAACATCAGTAATTTTTGCTAGAGTAAGTAGTACTAATGACCGTCAATCAACGGACAGGCAAGTTTCCGATTTAATGAAGTATGCTGAAAAAAGTGAATTTCAAGTAGTTAAATCTTTTGAAGAAAAAATATCTGGCGCCAAAAAGAACGAAGAAAGAGAAGTCTTACAGGAGTGCATTAGTTATTGTATAGAAAATCAGATAGATAGTCTTTTGTGTTCCGAATTATCCCGTATCGGAAGAAACACCTTGCAGGTCTTGAAGACTTTAGATGTTTTACATACACATAAAGTCAATGTTTATGTACAGAATTTGGGGTTGAATACATTGACTGACACAAAAGAGGTAAATCCAATAGCATCCATTCTAACTACGGTAATGTCTGAGCTTTACGCAATCGAAAGAAGCAATATCCAGTATCGGCTAAATTCGGGTCGTGAGAATTACATTGCCAAAGGAGGCAGACTCGGTCGAAATGTGGGGAGCCTGAAAAGTCAGGAGGCAAAAAAGGCCGAGTATAAAAAAGCTCTAACGCTTCTCAAGCAAGGCAATTCTGTTCGTAATACGGCGAAACTGGCAGAAATTGGAGTGAGTACGGTTCAAAGACTAAAAAAGGAATTTGCTTTGTAAGCCAAAATAAAAACCGACGTTTCATTCGGCTGTCCGTTATTTCTCTAATTTTTATGAAGTAATGGGCATTTATATTTATATAAATATCTATAATATAGCACTATGTGTAAAATGGTCAGTTTTCTTTGTTCTATTCCTGAACGTGTCAAAATTTTCAAAAAAATTTTTTTTTGAAGACGGTTTGGGGAGAAAGTGATTTTTTTGGGGAATTTTTTTCTCACAAGTGACCGTTGGGGCAATACAGACAGACGGTAGGACGGGGTGATATAGGGGAGTACCCCGTAAGGGAGGGGTGACGATAAAACACAGACATTCAAATAGATACAATTTATCAATAATTTGAATATTTGTCAAAAACGTCGCTAAAACCGATTCAAAACATGGGAAAAAGTATGATAAAAGTATGATAATTAAAAAAGCACCTACAATTTTTATCTTGTAAGTGCTTGATTTTGAGTGGGCCCAACAGGGCTTGAACCTGTGACCCCCTGATTATGAGTCAGGTTATAAAAACAATGTGTATTGATAATCAGTTATTTAAGAATGTGATATTTTACATTTTCAATGGTCATTTTCAATATTTTCGGACTGTTTATTGAAAAAGTATTGAAAAAATTCGAGCTGTTTATTTTGCTGTTCTATAAGTACGGACAAGTATTTATTTTGTGTTTCCAGGACTTGTACAATTGAAATGTTTTCGTCGGTTGTCTTCAGTTTTTCTTCGAAAAGGGATCCGGGTGTGACGTGATAGAATTCGGCAAATTTGATAATAACGTCTGAAGGAATTGGTGTGGATCCGCTCAGGTATTTGTATAGAGTTGTGCGGTTGATGCCGAGAAAGCTGCAAATTTCCGGTTGCTTAGTGTTATTAGAATGAATAAGATATTTCATGTTGTCGTTCAGCATGAGTATATATTTTTATATTTGATGTTTATTATATACCTTTGATTATTATAATAATCAAATGATTAATTAAAGCAACATCACTATGGAAGATTACAGCAACAAATGGTATGTTAGAGAGGATTTTCGCCCTGAACCATTCTATAAAAACTGGGATCCTGAATTTTGCAAACAGATGCAACAGATCGGTAATTGCTTTGATACACGGGAAGAAGCGATGAGCATGAGTAATAAGATAAGAGAATTATTCGGTGCTCCATCTATTTTTTAATTTGATATAAATATCTCTCATGTACCGGTATCTATCCATGTAGCTTGATACCATCCTGTCTTCAAAAATTTTCTTCCGGGATTGATTAATATATTCAATCTCCAATTCTTCATTGTTGTCCAATAAGGCAATAACCAGATCTGTGAATCTGTCCAGATCGGATGGATGAAAACTTTCCGGAAAATTTGAAATCCACATGCTAAACTTCAAATTGCATTCTTCGTTATTGAAATAATTTACAATATCCATATTGTAGTGTGTTGTATATAATGATTAATAGTTTCATGCTTGGTACCGTTCGAATACATCAGGTATTTCATGTTATCGTGCAGCATGATTACTTGTTATTCAGTATTACACGCCAGGCTGATTTTCCGTCTTTTTTTAATAATAGAAGACAGGAAATGGAAATAACGAGCGTGAAATTGGAGATAATTTGTTTCTCGATATTATTGAATATAAAACTATTATTCATATTCATTATTACATAAACTATTAGATCCTTCAAAAATATCCACACAAAAGTGATCCACACAAAAATGGATTTTTTATAGGCTAATATAGAAAAAAGACAACCTGCATAAATGATAGCCATTAATGGATACAGATAAATTGGCAAGGAGCCATAATAAACAGACAGCGCATTGCCGGTGTTTGTATTGAGTGCTAATGACAGGATGGATCCTATTATGAATATAACTTTTATTATGGGGTTAAATTCAGTGTTGTTTTGAGTGTTGTTCATGTATTTTGATTTTAGAGGAATAAATTTTATCCATCCATTTGGCAAATCTTTCTACAAGATATATGCCTCCGTATGTGATGACAAAGAATAATGTTATCATGACAATCCCATCCAGTTTATTTGAACTATTTGAATAATAAGATGTGTCAAAAATGGGGACTCCTAATTTTTTGGATGCATAATCGAGTAATAAATACCAAACAATGACAGAAACTATCAGAATAATAAATATAAACACTTTATAAATGAGATTATATAATTTGGTTTTCATATAGAAAGTATCATTATTTTAGTTGAACTTAAATGCTATTTATTTCCATCATTATTTTTGCGATCAGGCATCTTTTACATGTAGCGGGTTCTTCTTTACCAGTAGCTCTTCCTGCAATTCTATTATTCTACTTTTAAGTTTCGAAATTTCTTCCTGTTGTTGTCTGTTTATGGCAAGAAGTTCCATTTGTGATGGGATTTTATAATTAATTGTTGTATTTTCTTCTACGATTGGTGATTGATCTTGTAATGCAGACATTCTTCCTTCTTCGTATTGTTGCATAAGTAATTCTGCACTTTTGCTAATACGATTTACCCCTTGTTCCCATTTCTTTACGGTTTCGATGCCAACTCCTACTATCAAAGCCAGTTTGGATTGAGTTAATTTATTTTTTTCTCTAAATATTTTAATTTCTAAAGCATTCATAATTACTTTGTTATGTATGCGTTAATTATTATTAACGCATATTATACTCTAATGTGTATTGCAAGGTGGTATATAATACCCTATATTTGCATCCGTAATTCACCCACGGAGAAAGTGAGTGATAGATATATTAAACATAGGATGCAAATATACATCATTTTTTAGAAAAACGTATGGCTAAGAAAACAGAAACACAGGAAATAGTAGTTGAGTCTATTGATTCGCCTACAAAGACATTGAAAGGAATGCGAATGAAGGATAAATTTTACTTCCCGAACTCGCAACGCATTTCTGTAAGATCTACAATCACAACATTAAAGGATAAATCGACAAAGCGATTTTCACTGAAACGGATTAACGACGAATATACGTTGTTGAGACGAACCAAGTGACATCGCTTTTTTTGTTGAAGAAACAATATTTAAAACCAATAGCATGAATACAACAGTTCAATTGTTCAACAATCCTCAGTTCGGAGAAGTACGGGTGGTTAGAAGAGAAAACAACGAAGTATTTTTTGTCGCAAACGACGTTGCTAAAATTCTTGGCTATATCTATCCTGCAAATGCAATTCAGGATCATGTGGATGAATATGATAAAATAATAGTTCAACTATCTGATATTCAAGACGTGGACAAAACGCCCCATCTGAAAGGAAGTAGAATTACCATTATCAACGAATCAGGTGTTTATTCATTAGTATTTGGCTCGAAGCTGGATTCGGCCAAGCAATTCAAAAGATGGATTACGGCTGAGGTGTTACCGGCAATCAGGAGAACTGGAGGCTACATGATGACCCGACCGGAAGAAACGCCGGAGGAGATAATGGCAAGGGCTTTGAAGGTGGCAGAAGAGACACTGGAGCGTCACCGGCAGCAAAACCAAATGCTGATGGGCGAAAATCAATCTCTTAACAACGAAGTGAGAACGCTGGCGCCCAAAGCACAATATTTTGATGAGGTGTTGCAAAGTACGACTACCTACACCATGACACAGGTTGCAAAAGAATTGGGAATGTCGGCTGCGGCTCTTGAACGATTACTACACCAAAAAGGCATCATTTTCAAACAAAGTACCACATGGCTTCCATACAGCAAATATCAGGGTATGGAATACCACAAATTCAGAACGCACCGGTACATCAAAGCAGACGGTACCAACGGAAGCAATACAATACTGGTATGGACTGAAAAGGGAAAGCATTTTATCCATGAGGTATTCAACCGTAAACAGAATGTGAATATTAGATAATCAGTTTTTGATGTTCCACAAAAACGCTGTGAAGCGCAGGAACAAAGGTTTAAGATTACAGTCGTTAATTTCCTGAGGCGTTGTGAAATGTAGTAGGGTCTTTTTCAGAAAACAAATCTTCTAAACATACGATTATGAAAAAGATTAGAAACTGGCAGAAATTGAATGCTCTTATCGTAAAACCGCAAATGTACGGTAAGGATGAGGCGGGTAGATATTATCGTAATGTTACCCGTAAGAGAGACGAGCATATACCTCTCATGTCTAAAATGTTTTTGTATACAATAGTGGTTATGGTCGTCTTTTCGATAGTGAGGCAAATTATGTTGACACAATAAAAAATATACTAACCAAAATCTGAAAAAGTCCGGGCGAGAAGTAGTTAGCTCATGATAGGTTTGAAGTTATAGATGTTTTTGTGTTCCCGCCCGGCAAACTAAACATTTGTATTCATGGCCGAAAAACGTTGTGAAACGGAGTATCGGCAAATTTTCCGATTAGCTCAGTTGGTAGAGCGGTAGGTGCTTTTAACCTAAAAACGAAACGGAGAAGCAAGTATTTACAGGTCGCGGGTTCGAATCCCGTGTCGGGAGCAATCTGATAAACCAAATAAATCATGAAAACATTGAACTCATCAAACTCGTTCTTCATCATTCCGCTACTGGGCGGTGTCGCATTAATTGCCACAGGCATTGTTTGCAAGGCTTACATCCATGTGTTGTTCGGTGCAGGGGCATTGTTATTGGCTGCCGCCTGGCGCAAAGAATCCAGAAAGATTTAATACCAAAAGATAATCAACCATGAGAACATTAAAAGAACGGGCATTCAATTTTAGCGAAGAGATGAAAAAGCCTGCGATGACGCAGGAAGAATTGGAAGAGTTAGCCAGTCGGCCGCCTGTATTGGGAATGGCACTATTGATAGTGTTGTTGGTATTGGCAATAGTAGTCACCAGTCTGGTATGTTTCCGTCCGAATAAAATAGGCGTTAATCAACGCCATCATACTACCTGCATTTCAAATTTCAATAGCAAAGCATGAAGAGAACTGTGTCTCTGCTTATTGCATCAGTGATGTTGCAATCGTGCGTAATCAATGCTATTCGTATCTACGACAATGATAATCCTTGTTACCGGAAAGTGGTGAAATACAAGTTCCGGAAGCAATACAAAGACTCTTGCGAAGTGAGGGTTGGATGTAAAGTATACATAATCAGATAACCAATTTATTATGAAACAGATAATTATTTAAGAAAAAAAGAAACGGCCCGCATTGGCTTATGCGTTGATAGTTGCGGGATTGTTGTTGGCGTTGACGGTAGCCATGTGTTCATGTGCATCGAGCCACGGATTGATTAAAGCGAAACGAACATGTAATTGTATCAATAAATAACTAATACTATGTACGACACATTTTTTGCAAACCTTGGAATAGAAGGTGCTATTTCGGCAATTACGATCGACTTTAAGAACAATGTTGAGGTGATTGCCGATTACGAAACCAAAACAATAAAGAAGCTCATAGGGGGCAACGTGGTAAGCGAATTCAGCATGTTGGGCAAAAGCCCGGAATGGATGACCGGATACCTGTCCGGAATATCGGAAATAGGAAATGGAAAATAATGTTCCCCGATTTAAGCAGGTTGAGACCGTAAATGGTTACGGGGTGATTGATACGCAACTCCCCAACCTGATGTATTACGCACCGGCAACAGCCGACGTTTGTACGAAAGCCCGGATGGTACATGTGACCATGCTGCTTAACAAAAATCCAGAGAGCGATGACTTGAAACAATATGAAGAATACAGGGTATGACAAAAGATGTTGCAATACGGGTTTTGGAAATAGATGCTTCGATAAAAGAGCTTCAACGGACGGCAGAATGTTGCAGTGGTGAGGGTAGATTATTCATTCGAGGCTATGTAGATGAAAGAGTAAAAGAGTTACACCTTAAAAAGAAGATGATAGCATGGTAGAAGTAGAACCTGATGTAAAACCGGCAGCGAGATATTCTGTTTCCAAAGCCGCTAAATTGTTAGGTGTAGATGTATCTACAGTATGGAGGTGGAACCAGAATAAAAAAATAAGAATTCAATACCGGGATGTGGATAGTAACCCATTTATAACCGGATTGGATATATCAAAAGCGTGGAATAAAACTGTTTAACCGGCTTCGGCCACAACAACAATAAATTATGCATACATGGTTTGAAACAAAGATCCGGTATGAAAAGACCGGAGATGACGGATTGCCACAAAAAGTGACGGAACCTTATTTGGTGGATGCACTATCGTTCACGGAAGCAGAAGCGCGGATAATTGAAGAAATACGGCCATTTGTAAAAGGAGATTTTCAGGTGGCGGCTATCAAACGCGCAAGAATCGCGGAGTTGTTTGAAAATCCGGCAGGTGACTTGTGGTACCGCTGTAAAGTGAATTTTATCACTCTGGATGAGGAAAAAGGGAAAGAAAAGAAAACAGGCGTTACCATGATGGTACAGGCTTCCACGCTGGAAGATGCCCGCAAATACCTCACCGAGCAAATGGAGAAAACCTTATCGAGCTACGTGATAGATACCATCTCCGAAACGAAGATTGTGGATGTGTATCCGTATGCGGGAGAAACCCCTAAATCCCCTGAAGGGGACTTGAAATCTGTAACGGAGGGTTAGTATGCCAATAAGCGAAGTATTCTGCTGCGACTGCAACGACTACATGCAACAATTGCCGGATAAGAAAATTAGTCTGGCAATTGTTGATCCTCCTTATGGCAATGGGATTTCTAAAAAAAGCAGATACGGAAATAAAGTTACCATTTCCAAGCATTCTAAAAATGGAAAATATGTAAGTGTAATAAACAAAACAGAATTTATTTCCAAAAATTGGGATTTGAAAACTCCAGATAAGGAATATTTCAATGAATTACTAAGGGTAAGTAAAGAACAAATTATATGGGGAGTAAATTATTACAATTACAAATTTGATTCGGGTAGAATTGTTTGGGATAAAGTAAACGGACAAACATCATTTTCGGACTGTGAAATTGCTTATTGCAGTTACCATACATCTGTTAGATTATTTGCATATATGTGGAATGGTATGATGCAGGGAGAGAGCAGGGAAAACGGTAGAAAGCAGCAAGGTAATAAACAACTGAATGAAGAGAGGATTCATCCAACCCAAAAACCTGTTGAGTTGTACAAATGGCTTCTTGAAAAATACGCCAAACCGGGAGATGTAATATTTGATAGTCACATGGGGAGCCAGAGCAGCCGAATTGCGGCCTACGAAATGGGATTTGATTATTACGGTTGTGAGCTGGATCCGGATTATTTCAGAGAGGGATGCGAGCGGTTTGAGGCATACCGGCAAAAGAAAGAAGAGATAGCACAGTTTGGATTTGCAAAAAGCGAACTGGGAAAGACTAACCCGATATTATTTGAATAATGGAAAACGCACAACGACAAGCACAAAACATAAATCTGGTATGCAGCTTCGGCGATATGGCCGAAAGCTGCCTGCTGGAGCTGGAGCAGGAATTTGGACGAAACAATCAGTTTACGCATGAACTGAAAATGCACGTAAACCAGCTCAAAAAATACGCCGGAGCTTTGCGCCGGGTGGCGGACAGGCTATTGACTTTCGATGAGGCTTGCCAGTTTGGAGATAACTCAGATGAATTGTTGGAGAAAATAAGGGAGTTTATAAATCAATAGTTACAACCCATGAACGAAAAAGAAAAAGCAGTCGAACTAATACAAAAGTTTGGTGATTTAGCATCTGCCGTAGTTGTACAGATAATGTGCTCAAATCCCCACTCAAATCCGTTTCATGGAAATGTTGTTTCAACAATGGAATGGTGGTTTAGAGTCGGTGAAGAAATAGAAAGATTGGATAAACAGACGGATAACAATAAAATAACCTGAACATGCTAAAGTACGAACAAATAATATGCGATATGATCGCTGAGGAGATTGAGAGAAAAACCGGCGAAAAGGTGATTGAAATAAGACTGGTACAGTTGATTTCGTTGTGTGTATGCTATAAAGTGCAATACACTTCTGACTGGCTTTACAAGCCATTTGATAACATGGGTCAATTGAACTCATTGAGCTTTACGGATAAAACGGCGGAGTTTTATAGAGGCATCCACAACTTTGAGTGTGTGCAGAATTTGAATAAAAGAAAGCGGAATGACACAAAAAAAGACACTTTGGAAGGATGAACGCCACGATCATTTCTGGATAAAAGATGGATGGTTGTTTGAATCGTATCACACTATACGGGGATTGCGTTTCAGGAAGCGAATGCAAGTGACTGGAATGCCGGACACGGATTGCTGTACGGCAGAAATGATAATTTACATAGAGAAGGAATATATGAACTAAAAAATAAAACCATGAAAACAGGGACTAAGAGCATATTGTGGGGCGTTCATGCCTTTTGGTGGCATCCGTTGATGGTGGCGATGGCGTGGGTGAAGCTGTACGGATGGCCGTGGGATCCGAGCGTATGGTTGGCCTTCTTCGTGCATGATTTTGGTTACTGGGGTAAACCGGACATGGACGGAGCGGAAGGTGAGCGCCACCCGGAACTTGGGGCGAAGATAATGCACGTGTTTGATGGGTATCATACCGAGTACATGAAGTTTAAGACACCCACAAAAGAGGAATTTTTGGCATTACTGGATGACGGATGGGAATATGTAATAGGATGGCGCGCCGGTGACGGAGATGTAGTGTATAAACTAAAACGACAAGTGCGTAATACAAAGTGGCACGATTTTGCGCTGTATCATTCGCGACGCTATGCCAGGATAGATGAGGCGCAAACATCAAAGTTATGTGCTGCCGACAAGTTAGCGGTGTGTTTCGATCCGTATTGGTTTTACATGCTGAGGGCAACGCTATCGGGAGAGATAAAAGAATATCTGAAGGATTACGGCATGGAGAGCAAATTCGACTGGTTTTACATTTACCGGGCCGATGTGGTTTGCTGGGTGAGAGGTGAGATAAACTACAAAAAATCAAAAGGAATTAAGCTATGACAATACTGACGGCTTTGGCAATTGAAAGCAATTATCCGGATAATATTCGGATTGAAGCGATGCAAAGCAAAGCATCCGGCCGGTGGACTTCGGTAATGGATTTGATGAAAAAAGGGGAATGTAACAGAACATTGCTTTCGTTTGATGGTTTCCCTTTCGATACGGAGCAGATTGCTATTGAACGGATGAAAGATCAGGCTACAAAAGCCATTGAGTATGTAAAGGCTATTTCGAATTAAAAATAAAATAGGTGAGGTATGAAAACACCAGAAGAATATTTAGAAGAATTCACCATGGACATATCAACCGAAGGAGATATGTCATCTCCACACAAAGCTGTTGATATGATTGAGTTGATAAAAAAGGTTCAAAAAGATGCATATAATCAGGCATTGGAAGATGTAGCTGAAAAGCAGGAGCCAATTTATAATGATTGTGCTGATGTTGATTATTACGTTCTTGTGGAAACAATCTTAGAACTAAAAAAATAATATGCTGACACTATCTGTAAAACAACCTCATGCACTATTGATTTGCGAGGGGATAAAGCCGATCGAGAACCGGTCGTGGAAACTGCCGGAAAAGTATAAAGGCGAAAGGGTATTGATACACGCCTCTATGAAACCCGATAAGATACGATTTGAAGTTCCGGGAGAGGCTTCGTGTATGAAGATTATGCAATCGGCGGCATTGAACCGGGCAGAAGAGGATAATTTATTCGGATGCATTATCGGATCGGTGCGGATAGTGGACTGTGTACAACATCATATTTCGGAATGGGCCATCCCGTTCTATTGGCACTGGATGTTGAAATATGCTATCCTTTTTCCGAAACCAATACCGGCCAAAGGAAGGTTGGGGTTTTGGGATTTTGATTTGCCGGAAGAATACAAACAATTAATTCCATAATTATGTCACAAGAAATTAAAGTAGAAACTTTCTCAAATGCAGGCAAGTGGGATTACCCAACTATTAATGTAGAATCCAACTCATTTATATATTCATCTCCTTACGAAAATATGTATGGATTACAGTTGTCTGAAAAATTACAATCTAATAAAGATCAGATAAAGACACTTTGCGATGAAATATCAAAGAACGTTTACGAATTGTTTAAACTGATAAATAAGTAACCAAGAACGTAACCAACTAACTAACCAAGTAAGTAACTAAGCATATGTACACAAATTACGATCTGATCAGGTTTGGCAATTTTCTGCTAAATAAAGCGGGTATTGAACATAAGGAAATAACGCTGGATGTCGTGAAAGAATGGAAGAACCTCACTAAAGTAGGTTTGAAAGCATCAAAGTTGAATGCTTATATCGATCACAACATCACCAAGGCAGAGAATGGTGGTTTGCTCTTCTTTGAACACAAAGGAGAGACGTTATCTAAGCCAATAGCATTACTGATATTGAAGTCGGCCAAAGCCGTCGGATATGTTTTAGTAGCGGATATTCCGGATCAATTTGTGGATGAAATACTGGAGAGGTTATGAAACGGGTGAAGGGTGTTTTGTTTAGCAACGGTAGTGAGCTAATGAGTTGGACCGGAAGAAACTGTGAACAGTGTTGGAAGCATAGCCGGTTTGTTGCGAAAACGGATAGTTATACCCGCTTTCGTTGTTCAATCGATTTGCAGATTCAGCAACAGGTAGCCGGACTGGATGGATCGGACATGGTATATCCGAAAACAGTTGAGGCGGTATCGATGGCCGATTGTCCGCAACGCGAAAAGACTCAGAAAAAATACAGCAGGGGTTTGAAGGGAATGAAAAATTTATTTGAAAATGAGTAAAGATAGTAAGCAAACAGAACCGGATTATTGCGGTCGGATCCTCATAAAATTGAAACGGCAATACGGCAAGGATGAGGTAGTGGCTGCTTTGATGAAGGAAGTAAAAGAGAAGGATGTGGAAATTGGTCAGCTGAAAGCTGAGGTAGATCATCTAAGCTATGAGAAATCTAAGCTTTATCAAAAAGAAGTAGAACAATTTAAGTTGAATAATGCAATTTCTTTAGGAAAAGAATTGGCTGGAAAGGCGAGTGGTGTTCCTCCCGAAATAATACGAGAAGCGCGCATTTCGGTAAGAAAAGAGGAGCTATATAAAAATCTGAGGACTGAAAACGCCAGCCTGAAAGAGCGGATAAAGAAACTCAGAAATGAATTGGGAGAGGTAATTGCCAGGAATAGGCAGTTGATGTTGGAGAAATAACGGATTGGCGGTATGATTAGCCGCCCATAGAAATAACAAAACTTTCAAAATACAATAACAATGCAGAACGCAAACACTTCAACCACAGAGCAAAACGGGCGGTTAAATATACCGATTGTTAGCTCCCAGCCTTTTCGTATTCTCAATTTACAAGCTGGATTGGGTGGTAATAGAGTAAAATGGAGCGGAAATATACACATAACCGCTGTTGAAATTGATCCAAAGATTGCTGCCATTTATAAAGCCAATTTTCCAAATGATACTGTAATTATTGGAGATGCAATGGATTACTTAAAAAAACACAGGAATGAATTTGATTTTATATGGAGTTCTCCCCCTTGCCAAAAACATAGCAAGATGATGAAAGCGACAAGACATGATGTAGCTGATTTTATTGATTTACAGCTTTATCAAACCATTATATTTTTGAAGCACTTTTATAAAGGGAAATGGATTGTTGAAAATGTAAAACCTTATTATGAACCGCTTATTAAGCCAACAAAAGTTTTTGGACGACATTTGGTTTGGAGCAACTTAGATTTAACAGACTTTAAAACTGAAAATGTACCAAACTTTATCAAAGGAGATTCACCAACCGAAATAGAAGCTCTTAAAAAATGGTTAGGGATAAAATACGACGGAAATATCTACTACGGTAAGAATCATTCACCTGGTCAAGTATTGCGAAATTGCGTTAACCCTGATTTAGGGCTGCACATTTTAAATGCGGTTCTATCTCTTTAAGGTTGGAGCTAACTATTATCTATCAAAACCATTTATAAAATAATTAATAACCAATACTTTAAGGCATGAATATCGGAAACTACACCAATCAACTTTCCAGGAGTTTGGAGTACAGAATGTATTCGGAGAATACGGTGAGAGCGTATGTGGAACAGATTCAAAAGTTTCTGAAATATTTTGAACCGGTGGCCTCAAAGCCTTCCGAAATTTCGGCAAAGCAGATAAAAGAATACCTGTCAAGCCTTGGAAGTTATTCATATCATAAAGCAGCGTTGTGTGCTATCAAATACTTTTACAAGGAGGTGGGAAAGCAACCGCGTAAACTGGATGACGTGAAGTTTCCACGTAAGCAGCAGAGATTGCCTCAAGTATTGAGCCAACAGGAGATACAGCGGATGTTTAATGCCTGTACCAATACAAAGCACAAAGTCATACTGTCGCTATTGTATGCCACAGGCTTACGGGTGTCGGAATTGATAAACCTGAAATGGGAGAATATTGACCGACAAAGAATGGTTATCAATATTATTACAGGAAAGGGTAATAAGGATCGCCAGGTGATGTTGCCGGAAATGTTGATTCCATTATTCACAAAATACTGGATGGAATACCGGTCGAAAGAATACGTGTTGAACGGGCAGTTTGAACCACAGTATTCGCAAACAAGCGTGTTGCAGGTGGTAAAGCAATTAGCGGCAAAGGCCGGGATAAATAAACGGGTATACACACATTTAATGCGGCACTGTTCGTTTACACACATGGTGGAAAACGGTACGGACATCAACCTTATACAGCGCATTGCAGGGCACAAATCGGCAAAAACTACTGCTATTTATACCCATATTTCGCACAATATCATCAGTAAAATACAATCGCCTATTGCGATGATTCAATTATAACAACAAAATAAATAGCAGAGATAAGAAATAGTTTTTTATCTTTGCAAACCAGGCTATCATGTTCGATTGGATAACGATTCGTGCCCGCGTAAGTGACGATGTGCGCAACCAGTTGGTTGCAAAGCATTCGCTGAGAGAATGTCGCGGAACGAGTGGTGCGGTTGAGTATGATAGCTCCGGCATATCCAATATTCACGGGCTTTCGGTGAGTATAAAAAAGAATGTAGTTACTCTGCGAACCTCGTTGCACAAGTATTACGACAATCGTAATTTCGGCACCGGAGTAGGCAGGGGTTTGAATGTGACGCTGTTTGACCGAGTTAGTGCGGTGGCGGCATTTCACAATTTACTGGCAGAAAACTTCCTGAGGGAAGATGCTACCAAGGTTTTGAAGTTCGAGATCGGGTTGAATCTTCACATGAAGATGGAACCAGTAGAATATATAAAGCTGATACGCGCTATAGGTGTACAGACGAAGTGTTATTTTGAAGATGCAAACTACCGGCGCAACCGGCAAAAGACAACGGAGAAGCACAAAGACATACGTAAGTTCTTCAAGATATACGATAAGGGCTTTGAGCGATTTGAAAAGGAACGCCGAAAGGAAGTGAAAGAAAGAGGCATTGAAGAGAATCTGTTGCGGATTGAAACGGTGTATAAACGCAACTCAACAAAGGCAGATAATTTTCTGAGTGATAGCAATATAAATAGGTTGTTCGATCAATTTTTTGAGGATTGGTCGTCTGCCCTTTTTTTGCGCCGTGTGCGAGCCGATAAGGGCATACGAAAAAGTGAGCTGGACAGAGCTGAACGCATTTTCAATATCGGACCGGAAGAATACATGCGACAAGCGGCAGAACTATATAAACAGGGACATTTGACGGAGAAGCAGTACCGGACCATCCGGGAATTCGTTCGGGATTTCGATAAACTGAAACATAATTTTAAGGTAGAAATATCGCCGCTGGAAAAAGAGTTTTTCAAAGTATTAAAGTCAACATTTACAAAGTGTTGCGGACGAAATGGCGATCAATAAAAAACTGAATTGATTTTAGGTATTTTTGAAAAACGTTAAGCGCTGATTATTAAATAGTTATAAAATATAATTTATTGATAATCAGGCACATGCCCATAAGGTCAATTGTATAATTAAAAGTAAATCAAAAAGATACGGTTTGTAAACCGTTGTAAACTGTTGCAAAATCCGGGTTTTGGCTATATTTAAGGAGCCAGTGCCCGGATATTTTTTTGTCTGTTTGAAATGATGTAGTTGTGGTAGCTAGTACTATACTGCCCGAAGGGTAGCGGGTACGAAGTACACGCTAAAGAGGGCAGAAACTTGTCAGATTAATGGTTAATGATTAATGGTTAGTGGTTAATTATAAATCATAAATGATTGTATGTTAGATTTATAGGCTATTTTGTGGTTGTGGTTGGAATGTTATTTGAATCTAAAGTAGAAAGAAATAGAAACAAAGAAAAAATGGGACGTTTTAAGCGAGTTTAAGCAATTGAATGTGGAAAGTATCGGTTGAGGTAGGTTGATTTAAACTGAAGCTTATTTCTGATAAAATAGAATAATATTAGAAGGTGTGATGTAAAGCAAAAAAAAGCACCGGTTAAGGTGCTTCTGTAATCACGTTTTTTGCACGTGTCGAAATATTTTGATTTTGTAGACATGAAAAATTATACGTTGCTGCTATACTTACCATTTTCCTGATGTCGGGAATATGATAAAGAAATGTGATTTTATTTACACGTTTGTGCGATATGAAAAAGAAACGCGATTTTCTTTGCATGAAAAAAGCACCGGTTAGAGTGCTTCTGTTATTTTTTGATTACGCTTCCATTTATCGAGCGCAAGAGCAATTGCCAATTTAATTGTGGGAGATCCTTCGTAAATCCATTTCCCGACATCATCTGTAATTTTAAGAGCCTTCAATGAATTTGCAATGTGATAATCGACCTTGTAATCCTCGTATAGTTTCTTTATCACTATAGTTCCGGCCTCATGCCGATATTTATACGAAATTAAAAACTTCAACAGTTTATCAATATATTCCTGTCGGGGGAAGAGATACTATAAATCATTCAGAGAGTATTTGATTTCGTCTGCGAATGGTTCGTCTATTTTGGATATAGAACCTAATTTACCTGTGTTTTGTGCCATTGTGTAAAATATTAAAATTGTATTGCAAAGATACTGCATTTACAAAGCAAATCACAACTATTTGTTTCTGTTGTTCAGCATATTTTTGAAATAACCAATACAAAAGCCCCACGTTACTGTGAGGCTTTTATTATTGAGTGAGATTATCGATTTTCTTCATTGCCTGATTCCAAGATTCGAAGGCTTTTTGATCGAAATTGACTTCTTCTTTCTTAGGAATGACAAAGCTCATCATCTTTGTAAGAATAGCCCATTGCGTTTCCCGATCGAGTTTGGAGAATGTATAATTCAAACGTTCCGTATTCGCGGATACGAATTGTAATACCCATTGTTTGAGTTCGGCAGAAGTTTTATTTTTAGTTCCCTTCTTTCTTCCTCCTGTTTTGACTGATCCTTTTGCGCGCGGCATAACTATAAAATTAAAAATATGTCGAAAATAAAGCTTTCTGATTGAACCTTATGCAACTGCAATAAAGAAAATGTCATCGTGGGCAAGGTATGCCGGTTAAAAAGCTTTTTTTTGTTCAAAATATAGGACAATGGCAACATCAATTAATAACGTTTTACGGCAGTACAAAAAATATCATCGGAAACCCACTCCGAAAAGCGAACCGGTAAAGCAATTTGCCTCCTTCAGGAAAGAACAAAATGTATTGATGGACGGTTATTACTGTTGGATGAGTGGAGCCGATTGGCGCAAAGACGTACGCCGATCGGAAGAATTTGTATTTGGCGATCAGTGGAAAGATATGGTACGCGATGCCGTGAACCATCGGACCGTAAGCGAACGCTCCCTGATGATGGAACAAGGCGTAAACCCAAGCCAGTACAACATTATCCGCAACATTATCCGCACCATCTCCGGCGTGTGGGGACAAAACAAAACGCTGCCCGTCTGCGTATCTCAAACTGAAGACGGAGAAACCGACAGCGAAATACTTACCGCAACCCTTCAGGCACTTTACCGTAAAGACGAAACCTCAAAACTGGATATGGCCATTATTATTCAGCTGGCCATTGCCGGTGTTGGTCCTATTAGATGCGACTACAACTGGGATCGTGGAGATTTGGATGTACACACCGACTACATAGATCCATTCACCTTCATAGTAGACAACACGATGAAAGATCCGCGATACAGAGATTGCGGATTGGTGGGCTGCTTCTATGACAAAACGCTGGCGCAGGTAATATCCAAATTCGGACACGGAGATGCAGCCCGTATCAATGAGCTGAAACGCATCTATGCCAATTCGGATCCGCAAAAACGGTACGAAATGGTTTCGACGTTCACGGACGAACGCATAGAAAAAGACTTCTTTGTACCAGGAGTAGAAAACCTGAATTCGTGCCGGGTATTCGAAATATGGCGACTGGAAACCAAAGAAGGATTCAACATTCACGATCGATTAAACGGAACATTTGAATTCAACTACAAACTATCCGAACAAGATATTGCCGCCATCAACGAGCAACGCATAGCCGAACAATCGGCTGCCGGAGTAGCAGAAGAAGATATGCTGCTGTTGGAAGCAGAACCAGCATCGCAAGACATTTGGCACTATTACTACCTGACACCTTACGGAGACGTGTTGCAGGAAGGCGACAATCCATTCTGGCATGGCAACTCACCATTTGTATTCGAAATACATTCCTTCTTTATCGGGAAGATTTACCCGCTGATAAAAGACATCATCGATACACAAAAGCAGGTGAACAAACTATCGGCTACAACCGATTTGCTGATGAAGTATGCAGCCAAGAACCTGTTGTTTGTTCCGACACAATCCATATCAACCGAATACGGAGGCTTAGAAACAATTGAGCGTAAAGCAGCCAGCTACGATGCGGTAATAGCATACGATGCAAAGGCAGGTATTCCGCAACCAAATTTTGTCAGTTCGATGGACAAAGCGTTTGCCCCGCTTTCAATTGTGAATATGTATCTGGAAATGGGCAAAAACATATCCGGCGTGTTCGGAGCATTGCAGGGTCAAGCTCCTATGTCGGGAACACCGGCGGCAATGTACGCGCAGCAAACGCAAAACTCGGCAACCAGTTTGGTAGACTTCTTCCAGTCGATGGAGAGTTTACGACTTCGACGCGACAAGATGCGGGTGCAGCTAATGCAACAATTCTACACAGAACCCCGCTGGGTATTCTTCAAACAAAAAAACAAACAAATCTTCTGGGATGCAGACAAAGTGCGCCGGATAGAATTTGAAACCAACGTGGTAGAAAATACAGACACCCCAGCATTCAGGTTAATGATGAACGATGTATTGTTACAATTAAAACAATACGACACGCAAAACATGCTTGATTTTAGAGGTTTGATAGAGGCTGGTAACTGGCCGTTCAAAGAACCAATACTGGATTACCTAAACCAACGCGAAAAAGATATTGCGCAAGGTCGGGCCGCACAACCGATGACACCGGAATTACAGCAACAACTATCGCAAGGATACATGCTGAATCCGGAACTGCAACAGCAAATGCAAGCCAATGCCGAAACTGCGCAACCAATGCCCGAACAGCAAGTACAACAACCGGTACCACCACAACAGTAAACAAACATGTTAAGAATACATACACCACATATTTGTTCGCAGATATACATCTACACCTCGGAGAATATATTCAAAGAAGTGAAGAATGAATCGTCGCAACTGGCCGCCAGGAGTTTTGACAAAGACGGGAAACCATTGTTTGACAAACTCGTATTCGATGAAGCGTACATGATAAACTTTCGCCGGTTGTTTCTGAATGCACAATCGGAAATAATGCTGCTATTGCCGGACCGACTGATAAAAACACCCAGTGACGATTGGTTTGACGAAAACAATTTCAACGATGACAAGGATTTCGTATTCTTCTTCCTTGTAAATTCAAACACGCACCTGTTCAAGATGCTCGACATCAAAATACAGGAATACATAGACAACAGCATCATGTACCAGTGGTTGCAAACAAAGCATCCGGATATAGCTGTAGTTTACGCGCAAAACATGGTGCAGTTGAAAGACGACATCAAACGATTTGTAGCCCGGATACAGATAGACGGAAGAGACATTAGACGATACCCAAGTTTTCCCTGATAAACCATGCCAAGACAAATAACCGAACTCAACGGAATGACAAGCACCGGCGTGTACAAAGATGGAGAAATGTCGACGCTGGTGAACATGCGCAAAAAAGGCGGTGTGATGCGACCGGTATCCCCTATCGGGCGAATGGCGAAATACTACCAGTTGGCGTATGACAACATCATATTTGTACCCGCGTGGAGTGTTGAGGCAGGGAATAAGGCAATGTCGGACAGGCGCGCATTTGTGGGATTGGTATATACCTCCGACACAACAAAAATCTATTTTGATGAGGCAGAACCATTTGTACTGGGAGATAGAATCACGGACATACGGGTACAGGGAATGATAATCACCTTCGTGGGATTGAAAGGCGTATACTACGGCAAGATAACCGCACTGTGGAGTGATGTACCGGGAGGATCAGGCACCGGACTTGTCTTTACATTTCTGGGAGCATTGCCGGAATGCCCGGTAATAAAGTTTGCACATGCGAGTAGCACAAAAAAAGTAAACGATTCTTTGTATGAAAGCGAAAATCAATTTTCGCAGGATGTGGCAAGTCTTGAAAATGATAAGCCATTGTGGGACAAAGCAGAGGAGTTATACAATTTATTAATCAATAACTACCGGGAAGAAATAGACGCATTGCCATTGTATGATGCTTATTTTATGAGATATGCGCTAAGATTGTATGATGGAACGGTGGTAAAGGTAAGCGCGCCGATTTTGATAATGCCTCAAAACAAAATATCCAACGATACATTAGAAACATCCCCCGGGGGATTTAATATTGGCAATTACCTTGATGATAAAAAATTAAACAAAGTCTGCGCGGTGCTTTATCCACTAACTACAATCACACAGTTTTGTGTGGAAGTTGCCATGAGATTTTACAATCTTCAGTTAACGTATGATTTTAGCGCATTGACGGAATGGAAAGACATCATAAAATCAGTGGATATATTTATGTCATTGCCTCTTAATGTAAGCGGGAGAAATACATATGGAGGAGATGTTAGTCTGACGTGGGGCTATAATCATAAAGGAGACTGGCAGTTATTCTGTCCTACAAAAGAAATTACAACAGCCGCAAAAGAAAACATTGAAAATACTTCGGAATTGTTTTTGATTAAATCAATAACAGATTTTGGATCCGGGAATTTCATATTTCCAACATCGAATGACAATATAAAAACGTACGACGTTCTTGCCACCAAAGAGCTATTAAAAGATGAGGCGGTAACACACACCTACGGAGCAGAAGGAACGTACATGTACAATAAACGGCTGCACCTGTACGGATTGACGCAAACATATTATCCCGGCTTCCGTTACGATCAGTTTGCATGGTCGCCGACAGACGCCGCCGGAAACGCATCGACATACAACGGATCAGGCTTTGCCGATGCCGCCGAAATATCACCAAGCTATACAGATGGCCATATATACCTGATAGTACACATAAAATCGATACGGACATCGGAAAGCATTGTGAGTGTAATATCGGTTGAGGAATACAAAAAACTATTCTCGTCAGCTTTTTTGTCGTATCCGGACAACAACGCCTACAAACTGGAAGTAGCATTCAAGGATAGCACCATGCCAGTTCCGGTGAAGATAGCCGAATTTGATTTGAAACGACATTCGAATCTGAACCTATCCTACTATTACGATCCGAACCTGTTGCCAATTGAAAAGCAAACATACGGCAGTACGGCGTCGGAAGTGAAACACACTTCGATAGATTTGAAAGACACGCTGATGGTGTCTGGGCAAAACAATCCGTTTTTGTTCAAAGCGGTAAACATGTACGTTTTTGAGGGCAGCATACTATCAGTAAAAGCCAACAAACTGAATGTAACAGACCGAAATTACGGGCAATATCCGCTATATGTATTCACGACAGATGGTCCGTGGATGATGCAGGTGGGAACGGATGAGGTAGTATATTCCACCATTATGAGTCCGACGGCGCATGTATTTCCGTTGTCAACGTTAAGCGAAAACACACCTTACGGAATAGCATTCATTGCCAAGCGTGGAGTATATCTGATCAACGGACAACAAACCCTCTTTTTGTCGGAAGTGATTGAAAACAGTCAGACAATCAATCTGGAAGCAAACGCACAGATAGATAAGATGGTGAAAAACTACTCGGGTAAAAACTTTGTGGAATATTGCACCGGCGCCACCGGAATGCTGTATAACCACCTGCACAACGAACTGGTGATAAACAAAGCGGGAGAAGGTTACATGTACGTGTACAACTTCGACAGCAAAATGTGGTATATAAGTACCGAAATAGTTGACGGATTTGTGCAGAATGACAGTCATAACGGATACTGCTTTGAAAACTTCCCTGAAGGAATTTTACCGGACGGTTCCACCGGACTGGAAACAACGCCAAACGTAAAGCAATACCTGAAATCGTACAATCTGACAAAGACAGAAACGGTAATATTGAACACTCCCAACCCTCCGGTGGTAGGTTACAGCTATCCGACACCGACCCATATTTCATTTGTGACCCGTCCGATGATGTTTGGAACGCAAGATGCAAAGCGACTTGCAAGGATGGTACTTCGTGGCCTGTTTTACGGATGGAGAGGAAAAATTATCTCCAAAAAAATAGCGAGAGGATGCGTTGCAATATACGACTCAATAGACGGGGTGAATTTCAGATTGATAAAAGGAATAGTACGATCGACAGATGGACAAACCACATTCCTTCCTCCGGCAGAAATAGTAAATGATCCGTTGTATGCAGGACTGGTATGGAAAGATTTTTCGAGCGAAGAATACAAGCTGGCAAATTTGAAAGATATAGATTCAGGACTATTTACCGGCGTAAAATCGCGCTATATAGTAGTAGTCCTTGGAGCTGTAGTAGATGCTGAAACGCAGATACAGTACATAGACACCGAAATAGCAAAAGAATACGATAACGAGAAAATGGAATAATAACAACCAAAAACAACCAAATTATGAAAACTACAAACAGTGCCGCAATTGAATTTAAAGAATTTGTAAACGAATTGATTTACTCCGTAAAGCAACTTCCATTTCTGTTGATGCAAAGCATACGGATGAGGTTTGCTATTTTGTTGGCAGATATGCAGCAAAAAGCATTCAACAAACGCTATTTCATTATTCACGTGGTGAAGAAATACAAAGAAGGAAAACCGGTACTTGTGTTACGCTCAATCAATAATACGCAATTCGATTTGCTGCGAAAAAAAAGATTATTGCCAAAGCAGATGACTTATCTGGAATTGTCGGCAAAATCATTTTATCAAACCGACCTGAAGCGCAACAACACACAAAAGCTGGAAGAACGTCAGAAAGCGATGAGGCGTTACCGTCAATATTTGGATTACTTAAACAGATAACGATATGACAACACTAATTCAATTTTTATTTGGAGAACACAATGCAATGATGGCTATTGCATTCTTAGCGGCTCTTCCTGCCATAGCCGGAGCAGCCAGTAGTCTATTCGGAGCAGCCAGTGCAGGGGCGCAACGCCGTAGGATGGATGCAGACCTGAAAGCAAGGCAAGCCAAAAACGATGCCTGGTACAATAATGAAGCCAACAGCGACTATTTGCAGCGGGCCGACAGTCAGGCTGCCGTACAGCAAGCCCGTGAAACGCTTCGCAAACAAAATGAAGCCGCCGCCAATACAGCCGCCGTAACTGGAGCCACGCCGGAAGAAGTGGCCGCATCCCGATCGAGAAGTAACGAAGCCATGGGAACGCTATACGGAAACTTGGCAGCGCAGGGAGCAGTACATCGCGATCAGGTACGGTCGCAATACCTGCAACAAGACAATGCACTCACCAACGCGTTGTCGAACAATCAAAACAACAGTGCATCATCTGGAGAAACCATGATGCAAAACGGAATAAAAGCCGTAGCAAATACCAACTGGGCCGGAATTTTAGGCAAAACTCCAGCTATAAAAACAGCATAGTATCATGGCAAAAAAAACAATCGTTCCGGACAATTCGGTACCAGCACCAGTTATACCGGAACAACAGCAAAATTACATTGCCGGTGCAGAGCAAAACAACGAACAGGCAAAAGCACAAAGTGCAGGATTGGCCATAACACCGACACCCGGAAGTTTGAATGATCCGAATAACAGGGACAGCCCGTATTATGGAATGACGCAGGATCAGATAAATAACCATCTTGCAGCCAACGATCCCTATTTTTCGGGGATTAAGCAAAGCGTAGATGCGAATGCACCACTGCAGTCCCCTACTCCCAGCTTAAATGTTCCGGCTGCTAATGATAATCAGGCCAATCCTGTAGCCGCAACAGAAAAGTTGCAATCGGGAGCCGGAGCACCGTTGTATGATCCGAACAACCCGGTAAATATTTTTGAACGTTACATGCCGCAACCTACCCCGGAGATGGATGCACAGCGTGCAGAAGCAATACGTAACGGAGCCGCCATCAGTGACAGTTTTGCAGCACTGGCCGACATGTTCGCGCATGGAAGCGGAGCGTATGTGAGGCCAAGAGACATGACCGCCTCACAGACAGCAGAAGCACGGGTTGAGGCAGGACAGCAAAAAGACAGAGACAGAAGTGATGCCTATAAAAATGCATTGCTCAACATAGCCATGAACGATTTTGACTTCAAACGCAAAGCCGGATTGCAAAACGCACAGTTGGGAGCAAAATTACAAAACGAAAGAGCTATTCAGGCGGCCAAGAATCAACTTGAAATATGGAAAAAAGACATTGATAAAGGTATTGCTTCAGATAAACTAAAACAGGAGTACGCAAAATTAGATGCGCAGGTAAAAAATTGGGAGGATCAAAATAAAATAGCCAAACAAAATGCAGATACCGGAAGGATAAATGCCGGCACAAATGCTTATAGGGCGCAAACGGACAGAAAAAAGTTTAATCTAAACAAGGATAAATACGATGACAGTAAATCCGTTGATGTGACTGTAGGGCATCAGACATACAAAGACTTTGACAAAAAAGATGTGGGTCAGGTTGTTGCAAGGGCAATTCAAGACGGAAATGCTAAGATCCAACGCGAAGTGGAAGATCCGATGTCGGGTAAGGTAATAGGTTACGAACAGGTCAATGTTACACCAACTACTAAATTGACAGCAGAGCAGGTAAATCAAATATTCAATGATGTTTACCCGGCTTACGTGAGTAGGTATTCAAAATCAAACAGAGAAGCAGGGTATACAATAGAACCGGCTGTTAGTAACCATGATTTTAGGAATAGAGTAACTGCGCATTCAAAACATTCCACATTTTCTTTAGGTGGAGTATCATCAAGATAAACATGGACAACATAAATAATGTATTACAGCAGTATGCAGCCACGGCAGCAAATCCTAAATATAAAGGCGACTGGAATGTGATTAATTCTAAATTTCCTGAACTGAAGGGATTTGACACAAAAGTATTACAGCAGTATGCAGCCACGGCAGCAAATCCAACCTATAAGGGAGACTGGAACGTAATTAACTCTAAATTTCCTGAACTGTTTCCAAAAAACATGAATGGGAAAGGAGTGTTGGCGCCAACGGTTAATACCAATCTTCCGGGAATGACTGTGCCTGTTCAGCAAAAATCAACGCAACAGATTGTGAAAGAGCATCCGAGTTGGGGGCAAAACAATAACAATGCACCTGATGAAGAATGGACGAATACGGTAGATCCGACATTAGGACAACAAGTGGTACAAGGTGCAAAAGATTTTGGACATGCAGCCTACACGGGAGTAAATCAGTTAGGAAACAACATTTGGAATGCTGTAAATGAAGGAGCCATAAAAGTGGCTCAACTGGAAGGAAAATTGTCGGATAATCCTACTTGGCAAGATCACGTTCAAAACGTGATAAAAGGATCGCGTGAAAATCAAAAGTCAATGTCGGATTGGTCACAAACGCACCAACCAGCGGATAATATTGCCGGTACATTGGGTGGTGTAGTTCCATATTTAGCTAAAGGTGTAATGGATATTACAATGCCGGAAACAGCATTGTTCACTACCGGAGCATTGGGCGTGTTGGGAATAGGAGAAGGAATGGCCGCTTATGATGCCAGAAAACAGGCAGAGGGCGTAAATCCAAATAATTACAGTGCTATTGATGAATTGAAAAAAGCCGCGTTGGGACTGACTTATGGTTTGGCATATTCAGCGCCGTTGGGAAAATACGGAAAAGCAATGAGCAAAGTAGTTCCAGAAAGCGTTAGAAAAGGAATTGCCGATCGGTTTTTAGGATCACCGGAAGGCCAACAGGTAATGAATGGTATATACGAGAAGTTAGTTAGTCAGGTACCTTCAAACGGGAAAATATTGGCTCACAACTTGGTTAAATCAGTTGTTGGCGGAACTGGTGCAATGGCGGCTATGCAAGGAATAAAAGATTTGGGAGATGTAACGATGACCAATAAAAAATATTCTTTGGCGGACATACAAGATCAGTTAGCCTCTTCGGTAGAACAAGGATTGATATTTTCGGCCCTTGCTCCACTGTCGGCCCATGCCAATATTGCAAACCGTAAGCAACGGTGGAACGCGCAGAAAGAGGCCACATTTACGTTTGGTAATGACGGAAAACCGATTGAGGTAGTGTTTGATCGAAAAGGAAATCCACAAGGATATGATCTGTTTGGAAAAGCCGTAAAGTTATCACCCGAACAGCAAGCTAATACAATCAGTGTTCCTTCTGATGTTTTGAGTAGTGGAATAGAGCAGTACAAGAAAAGCGGAACATTGCCGACTGATTATGATCGTCAGGTGTACTCCGGTCGTTTGACCAATGCGCTTAAAAACATCTCGGATGCGAATGGTAATGTTGCTATTCCATCCGATGAAGGAACGGGAGTAATGGCAATTGTCGGAAAAGGTCAGGATGGTAACTATCAGGGCATAGACCATTCAGGTCAGCCGGTGCAGGTAGATGCTAACACACCACTCAAACAAGTGCATGTGTCGGATGTTTACAATGCGCTGATGTCGAAATACGATGAGGTGAATGGACGAAAAAAAACGGGTTCGGAACAACCTCTTTTAAATAATGAGCCAACACCTGCTCCTGAAGTAACCCCCGAACAGCAAGCCGTCAACGACATTCACAACAGTTCCAATCCGGATATGAACGCCATAGTACATGCCAACATAGCCGGAACGGATGCGCCGGTGCGAATTGTAAAAGGAAATATTGCCACCAAAGAAGATGGGACAATAGACCGTGGCGCGTCGGATGAGGCAGTATATTATCAGGATGCGGATGGAAAAACAAAGATAGCACCTATCGACAATGTGACAGAACTGGCAAGTAATGTGCCGGTAGATGCAGCAATAGGACAAATCCAGCAAAAGATGGCAGCTGCCAATCTTGCATCGCAATTACAGGTTGGAGATACCGGTGCCATGCCTGATGGTACCACGTCGACTATAGAACAAATAAATCCTGATGGTACCTTTCAACTAGAGGTTGAAATGCCGGACGGGTCAGTACGTCGGGCAATTGCTCAATCGGAAGAAATGGCGGGATTGGGATTTACCACTCAAACTTCTAATGAAAGCATACCGACACCTGTTGCCGAATCGTCTTCCCCTAAATCCCCTGAAGGGGACTTGCAAGCCGCGACCTCTCCTCAACCCCTCTCCCAAGGTGAGGGGCAAACGGAAATGCCTACCCCTCAATCCCCTGAAGGGGACTTGAAATCGGTAGCTTCACCTGCATCAATTCCCACGGATGAAAAGGGGAAACGACTTTTTGAGCAAGCTCCTGTAGAAGCAACCATAGGCGCGTTCAAAGAAGCGTACGACACACCGGAGAAATTATCCGGAGCGGTAGATGCCGTGATCAATCGTTTATCAACTCAGATGAAAAAAGCCGGTAAGCCGAAACTAACCGGTGATCCTGATGTGGATATGCAAAATGAATTGGCAGCCAAACAGCAGATAAAAGATATTCAGACAAAGCTTGATTATTGGAAATCGGTGAACGACGCATTATCTGCTGAGGCGATGCAGGGTGCAGACTCGCACGAAGCAGTATGGCAAAATACAGCAGACAACAGTACCGATCCTAACGAAATAGCCAACGCTTACAACCAGGCAAAAGAAGCCGGAGGATTTGATGCGGTAGAACCATGGCAGCAACAGCTGGTAGGCATGAAAGTCCATCCCGAAAGTTGGAACCGATTTGGCGATCGCAACAAAGCCGGGGATATTAAAGCATGGCTTTCGCCTAAGAAAGAAGCGCTGACGCCAGATAACTCAATAGATACCATTGCACAGGCATTGTCGGATACATACGGAGTTGAGGTAACTCCACAGGCAATCGTTGATTTTATCGATAATAACCCAAAGAATAAAATAGAACCATCGAACGTCTATATGCGCGATTTGGATAAACGCTTTTCGGAAGTAGCAACAAGCATATCCGGCCATAAGGTAGGAGGAGTGGAAAGTCCGTCGGGAAAGCTATTTTTGTCGATGTTTGGAAAGCAGACTGCCCCTAAATCCCCTGAAGGGGACTTGGAATCTGCGACCTCACCCCAACCCCTCTCCCAAGGCGATTGGCAATCTGCGGAGGAAATATTGAATGATCCGTTTGCGGATATGGCAGATAGGGTGAAGGCGGCAAATGAGTTGATCGCGAAATATGAGGAGAATTTTCCTCATGCAGTAAAAACGACAGTTTGTGCCACGTCGGAAGAGTTTGTACAACAATTCGGAAAACAAGCTAACTTTGTATCGGAAGAGTTGAAACAAAAAAAGATAACTGGCGCTTATAACGAAGGCAATGTATTCATCCATTTGCCGGATGTGCTCGATACGCCGGAGCTGGAAAAGACATGGAAGCATGAACAGCAACACGCTGTAAATGCAGAAAAAGATTTGACACCATTGTACGATGCGCTGGGAGACGGGGAAATGTCGAAGACAATACCCGGATACCGGAATATGAGCATCAATGAAATTGTTGATGAACATATAGCCTATAGCGCCGAAACATACAATCCGGATAAAAGTCGTGGATTGGTAGACGATTTAATCAAAGAAAATCTAAACATACTTACAAATGGAACAACAGATGGAATCGATCAGTATCCCGATGCGGGACGAGGAGGGGAACAACGTGGGCTGGTTGCGGTCGGCAGTGACACCGGAACAGAAGAAAGAAATAACGCGCCTGACCAACGAGGAGGGGATGACGCTGGACGAAGCGATGGACAAGGTGGTGCCGAAAAGAGCCAAGAACAAGGAGTAAAGAGCCAAGAGGCTACCTCTAACCCATCCCAAGAAGGGAAACAAACATCTACCCCTAAATCCCCTGAAGGGGACTTGGAATCTGAACCCACTGCCCAATTTAAGGCATCGGACATTAAAGAGGGGGAAGGAATACCGCAATATGTGGATCGTGTAGTGCAGGAAAAGCAGATACACGACGAACTTCAACGCGTCAATACAGAACCTACAGAGGCACAAAAAGAAGCCGGAAACTATCAGAAAGGACATATAACCGTGCAGGGAATGGACATTTCCATTGAAAACCCTGTGGGATCGGTGCGCCGTGGAGTGGACGAAGACGGGAAAGCATGGGAAAACACCATGCAGACCAGTTACGGATACTTTAAGCGCACGGAAGGAAAAGACGGCGACCATATCGATGTGTTTGTCGGTCCGGATGTTTCCAGTGAAAAAGTATTTGTGGTAGACCAGAACAACCCCACCACCGGCGCATTCGACGAAAGCAAGGTGATGTTAGGATTTGATACGCCGCAAGTTGCAAAAGAAGCCTACCTGTCGAACTACGAACCCGATTGGAAAGGATTTGGAGCTATTACAGAAGTATCGGTAGAAGACTTCAAAAAATGGTTGTATGACGGTGCCAAACAGCGGAAACCGTTTAGCGAGTATGTAGATACACCGGAAGCGGTTCGTTTACGTACAGACAGAAGCGGAAATGAAATTGGAGATGGTGGCTGGAATGTGGAGCCGGAGATTATGGATTTTAAAGAGTATCCACAGATTACAAGTAATGTAAACAAAAGCCAGACAACAGAAAGTACATATGTAACTTATACTAACAAAGACAATAGCAAATCAATTACGGTACGCTTCTCGAACCATGAAAACAATGCCGTAAAATTTGGCGATCAGTTGAATGGTTATACAGCAACAGCCAATCAAATATTGTACAAATTAGGACTTAAAACAAGAGATTTTATTCCTGAAAAATATTTATCAATTTGGGCAACGCAAGTAAAACGAAAAGATGTAGGTAATTATGAAATGGCAGATAAAACCATGCCAGAATTATATGCGCTTGGGAAAGATGCTGACCTGTCAGATTACAAAGGAAAGGTAGCTAAAAACAGCAATTGGCTAATTTTAGGAGACAAGGTTTCAGAACTAGACAAAACAACCAGAGACGCTTTTGGAAACAGCGTAAGACTTGGTAAATACGAATACCACGACATTACTCCAGAGGAATATGCCAAACAAAATTCGGAAAGTAAAATTCGTTTTCGCAGAGAAGAACAAAGTGAAATAATACAAAATGCAAAACAATATGCAGATGTAGAAGACTTCATATCGGCATACAAAGATGCAGATTTCAGGGATGCACATTCATCTCCCGGATTTGATGACACTCCAAGTGAACAGAAAATAGAAGACGGAGGTGATTTTTCGTTAGTAGAAGTAGCTAATGGATTCCATAATCAACCAGACGACTATTTTGCTCCAAGAATAGGTGCAAGATATTACGGATATGACGATAAAGAAGGAATGCAAAGTTATTATGCAATAAAGAAGGCTATTGACGAAATAAAATCAGGAAAGAAAAATGTAAAAATAACGGCTTACAGAGCTATACCGAAAGAAGTAGAACAAAAAAAACTTATAGATAGAGATTGGATAACATTCTCACGTGAATATGCTGTATCACACGGAGAATATCGTTTTGGAGAAAAACAATACCGGATTATTAAGCAAAACGTACCAGTTGAACATGTTTGGTGGGACGGTAACGACATAAACGAATGGGGTTACGACACAGGCCAAACAACTACATTTGGACGATCTGATTTAAAAACAATTTGGGAACAAGCACAGGCTCCAAAGTTCCGCATCATAGGCGAACGTGGTGCAGCCAGAATGGAAGATGCTGAAAATATCATCGATAATCTGAAAGTAGCAAAGGAGATGGAAGCAGCCGGAAAACAACCGAAAGAGATACGTCTTGCTACCGGATGGGAAAAAGGAATGGATGGATTGTGGCGGTATGAGGTGCCGGATGCCGAAATAGATGTAGATGTATTAAATGAACTGAAAAATAATAGTGAACTGGCAAATAAAAATGTAAATATCGACCTTGTTACTTACAGAAAACAAGAAAACGGTTTGTATACATTAAGCCTTAAAAAGAAGGGGGCAACGAATACAAATGAATTTGCAGATTATAAGAATTTGTCTGTAAATGAATTAATCGGAATAATTGACAATAAAGAAGTTTCAGATAAAATTTTGAATGGAGAAGGTAATGAATCTTTTATGGGTAAAAATTGGGATGAAGCAAAAGAAATCAAAACAAACTTTACCACATTTATAACCGGAGGAGAACTGTTACCAAGAGTAATTCAAGATAAAGCCCTTTTCGAAGTATATCCTGAACTTAAAGATGTGGTAGTAGTGTTTGATAAAGCCCAAGGATTAAACGCTTCTTATGAAACTGGAGACAATCAAATAATAATCAGAATAGGGGCGGTTTGGAAACAAACAAAATCAACCCTTATCCATGAAATCCAACACGCCATTCAGGATATTGAGGGATTTGCAAAGGGTGGATCAGCTGAGGCTATGAATGATTACAGCCTGAAAGAAAGCAAAAAAATAATTGAGGATAAATATTCCCATTTACCCAGTTACAAAACAGCAAAAGAAAATGGTACGCTGGATGAATGGGTAAAGAAGATGGTTAATGCCACTGGAGAAGGAATAACGCCACTTGAAGCTTACCGCCGTCTTGCCGGAGAGGTAGAAGCCCGTAACGCATCAGCACGAATGCAGATGACGCCGGAAGAGCGGCGAAATACACTACTGAGTGAAACGGCAGATGTGGCACCGGAGGATCAGATTGTATTGATGGATCAGATAGACAGGGCCAATTCAGAGATTGATGCTAAGGATTACGAAGCTAAACTAAAAGAAATTAAAGACAAAGCCATTGCCGACGGTACGTTTATGAAAGCCCCGAACGGAAAAGATACCAATTTGAATGAGCGACAATGGTTGCAGGTACGTACACCGGAGTTCAAGAAATGGTTTGGAGATTGGGAAAACGACCCTGAAAATGCATCAAAAGTGGTGGATAAAAATGGGGAGCCAATGGTGGTGTATCATGGAACGGGAGATAAATTCTTCAAGTTTGATAAATCTAAATTAGGTTCGAGAGAAGATGCATTTTTCTTTACCTCAAACGAAAAAATGGCAAAAGATTACGGCAAACCAATGTCGGTATTTCTATCTTCAAAAAGATTTATTGACTTAGATGAGGATTATAGAGATGTAAACGGAGTACAATATCATCCCGGAAACAAAGATTTCACAAAATATTTTGATGGTTACAGTACAGATAAGGATACTGATTACAATGAATATGCAGTCTACAATCCTAACCAAATTAAATCGGCCACGGCCAACACCGGCGCATTTGATGAGGGGAATGCGGATATCCGTTTCAGGACGGCGGGTGAAAGGTTGAACAAGCAGGACAGAATATCGGCAATTGTTGATAGTAAACCGCTGGAGATAACCGGAGAGGAGTACAAAGGCAATTATGAGTTGAACCGGAACAGTGCCAAATCGTTTATCAAAGATAACCTGAGAGGCGAATATGTCAACTCTGAAAGCGGTGATGTAATACAGATCAGAAAAGACGGCGCTCAAAAGATAACTTCGCACAGCATGACTAACGAAGATTATCTGAAAACAATTTCCGTTCTTCCGGAGCTGATAAAAAATGCCGTATACATAGATGAATTGCCCAATCTGAAGGATAAACCAAAATACACAGGATACCGGTATTATGTAAGCGGATTAAAAATAGGAGAGAAAGACTATACGGTGAAGTTGACTGTAGGAGTGGATGCGAGCGGATATAAACTGTATGATTGTTCGCTGACAAACATAGAAAAGGGTAAACTCATAAAAGAAGTTGGCGCTTTAACTACCACGTTACCCTCCAATGAGTCTACCCTTTCCGGGGTCAAAGATACGAAATTAATTCACCTTTTGCAAGAAAGTGATGCAAAATCTGAAAATAGTGATTCGGGTAATGGTAATGAAGTCAATAAAATACCGGTTAAACCTGAATACACTCCAGAAAAATCATTGGAGCAGTTTGTTAACGAGGTGGTAGATTATAATAAGAGCCAAGAGCCAAGAGCCAAGAGCCAAGAGATTGAAGACATCCGTTTTCGGTCGATGCCAACTCCTCCGGTATTTGCGGCCAATACTCCTGCAGGCGATGTTGCGCAGCAAGTGACAGCATTTGCACAGGAAACAAAAGAAATATTTAAGGATGCAGACGCACAAATGCAGAAAATACACCGTTTGCATACAATGTTTCTGGATCGTGCGCGGCCATTGGAGGAATACCAGCGTTTGATGGTTGAAAAAGGAGCATCGTTGAGTGATGCGAATAACGCTTATTACGATTTTATTGCCACAACATCATGGAGTACCAATCAGGTTGCAAAATTTACCGAAAGTAAAATAGAGCCACTTCAGGAACGATTGGCTACACTGGTAAAAAGTAAAAAGCTCGATACCCTTCCGATGTACAACTGGAATATGGCGAAGGATGATACCGGAAAAGTAATTGCAAATGGTAAAATATCGAATTACGATCGGATCAGTCTCTATATTCAGGCAAAAGACATCCTGGAACAGATAGAGCAGAATGGAATGGGCCGCGGAGAAGAAGGATTTGCCAACGATGTGAAAAGGCACGACGTGAAAGATGTTAATCCGGAATTGAAAATAACACTTCAGGACGGTACTGTTTTGAGTAAAGAGGAGTTTGAAAAGAAAGAAGGGATAATCAGTATTACAAAAGATACTGTAAAGTATCGTCCCGCGAATTCAAATACAATCGAGAGCTTGCCGACACGTGAATATATTCGTCGTCAAAAAATTGAACCGGATCCGAAAAGTGTAGCTGCTATTGATGAGGAAAGTGTGCTCCGGTTAGCTGATGGTAAAGAGCTGACGTCTCACGAATACATACAGCAATATGTCAATGAGTTTGAAAATGCTGTTGGAGCCGATGAGGTGGCAAAAATATGGAGTGATGTGAATGCTGTCAACAAATATTCTCTTGATATGCAGTTGAAATACGGACTTATTTCTCAAAGCACATATGATAGCTACAACATACCTGTTAGTCGTGAAGAATACCTGAACGATAAAAATCTGATCGGAAACATTAAAACAAACTTACTGGAGAAGGGAAATAAAACCATTAATGTGAATGATGAGGTACGGGATTTTATTGATATGAATAAACGTTTGGATTGGGCAAAAAGACGTTTGACCGAGCTTAAAACCAATAGCATCCCGGAAGCGGATTTGAAGAAAGAAATTGAAAACTTTCTTTCTAAACAAAAAGCTACTACCAATAAAACAGAGAAGTACGATCCTGAAAAGAAAAGCTATTACATTGAGAACATCATCAAGATACGCAATTCTGAAATACAACATCTGGAGAAACAAATTATTGAAAAAGAAAATGAGTTTCCTCAGAAAATACGGTTATCGAACAGAACTTCGGAAGTGTCGCTGAATGATTATTTGAAAGAAATAGCCGGTTATCAAAGTGAGATCGGGAGAAAATATTACGTGCCACAGCGCGGATGGCGTTCGCGCGACATGGATACGGAAGAGCATTATTACGAACGGTTATCGAGAAGTGAAGATTACAAAAATCCGTACAATGCGGCATTGGTAAAAGCAAAAGGCCGCCGGACACTGGCAGGTGATCCGCTGGCATACATGCAAAGTATAGGTGAAAGTACCATATCCTCCATTGCAAAAAACAAAACCAAACAGAAATTTTTGGAGTTTGCGTTGGAAAATTCAGACTTTGCCCGTACACACGATTTCTTCGCCATTAAAAAAGCCTATTACGTGGCTACCGGCAATTTGGATGAAAACGGATACATGACGTACGAACGGACCTACACGCGTCCGGATAAGTCGCTGTTTGATGCCGACAAGAAAACAAGTGAAGAGTTGGCCGCTTTGATGATGGAGAAAAGAGATGTTGCGATATCGCATCAAAATAAGGAGCTGTCGAATTCTGAATTTATAAAGAAATTGACGGATATTTCCGATCGCGAAAAAGCTCTGAAAAACAGCATCCATGTAAAGCATGAAGGATACGAAAGCACTACATTGCAACAGCGGACCAGTGAAGAAAAGAAGCAACACACCGTGGTGGCATTGAAAAACGGTATTGAATACGAAATACAGTTCTCCAAAAATTACACCGGCGAACGGGTTGCTAATATCCTGAATCGCGCATTCAGTTCGAATGAAGTAGGAAGAATGGGGCGGGGATGGCGCAAGGCAACCGGGTATATGTCGAGCATGATGACGCAATACAATCCTGGATTTGCGGCGGCAAATGCCGTGAGGGATATGCAGCTGGCGCTGGTAAGCAACGGAGTGGAATTCGGAATGCAATACAACATGCAATTTTTGGCCAATTACGCCAAATGTCAGCGCGCGGTATGGCAATACGTGGTAAATGATCAGTTTGATGGAGATAACCGTTATTCGCCGGGCAAATACGGCAAATACATGGAAGAGTTCTTTGAAGATGGCGCCGCAACCGGATGGAGTTTTTTGAAAGATGTAGAACAATTACGTAAAGACATGAAACTTGCTATCGATCCGACAATTAAACAAACCATCATAAAAGGAAAATACGGCGTAGTGAATTTTGGCGGGATCCGGCAAATGTTCGGATTATTGGGAGAAGGTAGTGAGTTATCCACCCGATTTGCCGAATATGTGACCAGTAGAGAGATGAAAAACCCTGATGGTAGTAACAAGTACACCCGGGAACAAGCAACGCAACACGCCAAGGATGTGACGGTAAACTTCGACCGGAAAGGAACCAGCAGAACCATATCGTTGTTCTTCTCTTTCTTCAATGCTTCGGTACAGGGAACCAATAAACTGTTGCGAATGATGCGCGACAGACGCGTGGCTCAAAAGCTGGCCGGAGTCTTTGCAACATACGCAGCATACGGGTTCCTGATGGGATTGATGGACGATGATGATGAAAAAGACAGACGCGGGTTTACAGACTGGGAAAAAATGATCAATCTTACATTCGGTAATTTCAAAATACCATTGCCGCAAGGATTTTTAAGAGGATTTTACGGGTCGTTCTTCCAGTTGGGAAAAGCAGTCTCCGGAAAATCACCGTGGAATGAATCGTTATTAACAGCTTCGCAATTCTTTGCCGGAGAGGTGGTGCCTGAGCAGATCATATTCTGGTCGAATGGGTTGATGTATGACGACAAAACCGGTACTGTGATATTGAACCCATTGTCGGAAAAAACGTGGAAACGAACATTCAGAGGTGTAGCTCCTACAGCATTGCAGCCTGTTGTGGATATGGCCATGAACACCAATTTTATGGGGGGAAATATTTATAGGACTGAATTCACCAACAAACAAATGGATACACAAGCCGAACGGGTAATGGGTAAGAAAAATACCAGCCCATTGGCGCAAGATATTAGTAACTGGCTATGGGATTTGGGGGGCGGAGATACCTCTCCCAATAACAAGAGTTTGATGCGGAAAGATATGAACGGAACGGTAAACAGCGCGTTTAATATCAATCCGGCGGTAATAGAATTTTTGGTAAGAGGATACTTTGCCGGTACCGGTAAATTTGTTCTCGATACCTACCAAACCATTTATCAGATGGTAACTCCGGGGCAACATCTGGATGTAAGTAATGTTGCAGTGGCCAATGTATTCTACAAGCAATATAAAGAGCAGGACGACTTCAAAAAAAACTATTACGACTTGCAGAATAAACTCGATTATCAGTTATCGCAATGGAGCGGACTATCTCCGGAAATGAAGCTGAAGCAGCGGGAAAGTTATCAAAAAGCGGTAGATAGTAACTGGAAGGATCCTGACAATGCAGCCATGATATATAAATGGAGAACTGAAACCAGCGCGTTGATGAAAAATATTGGAACAACGCAAAAGTATTTGTCGAAGATAGATGAGGAAGAGGCATCCGGAAAATTGACCCCGGAACAGGCAGAAGCCGCAAAAGTGCAGCGCGGATTCGATTATGGTGCCGCTGTGAAACTGTTGAGTAACAGGTTAAGTGAATGGCAAAAATTCAACAAGTAGTTTTAACAACAAAAAATGCAGGGCTGTGAGGCTCTGCATTTTTTTATATGTTGGATTATATTAAGTGGTTACTTATTTAGAAAACAATGATTTTAATGTTGAAATTCTAAATTGTAACGATGGGTGAGAATCATATAGAGAAATTGTATTAGGATATAAATTACCAAATACAGAATTGTAAAAATTAAAAATTTTACTGAGACCTTGAATGTGTGATTCTGGATTTTTTCCTGTCCATTTCAAAAATAAGCAAGCCACAATGTCGGCTTCCATTTCTTGTTCTCTACTATATTTGTATTTATGCAAAATAGTATTATCTGTAAATCCGTTATCTATAGCTGAAATTGTATTGTTTGTAAGTTGATTAAAAGAATTTCCAACCTCTTCGGTATATGATCCATTTTTAGCGACAGCAATTTGGCTTCCCACAATAGCAACTCCTGCAAATGCTGCGGTTATTGCTGCTGCTGTATTATCTTTTTTTTCTTGTTTTTTATAGTTAAAATAACTGACTTCTGTGTGTTTTAACATTACATGGGCTATTTCATGAGCTATAACTCCAGTTATTTCATCCGTATTTAATAAATCCATCAATGAGTTTGAAAGATATATTTCTCCATTTGGAAGGGCATAAGCATTTAGATCATTTGAGGAGTAAAATGCAATATTTTTAAGGTAATTGGCATATGTAGAACCGCATAAATTTTTCATTATACTTAATGCGGTAGTATTTGTGGTGATTGAATGTAGAGAAAGATTAAATGTTTCGATTCCGAAATTCTTTTTGCATTTACGGGCAAATCTTGAATTGTCATTCTCATAATTATTTAACGCTGCGTTTTTAATGATGATATACTGCCAAAAAACAGAATAATCATCAGAATACTCTGGCAAATCAGAATAAGAATTAGTTGTATTGATAATATGATCTTTGCTTACATTATAAGTTGTAGTGCAGCTAAATAATATTATTGCAATACTTGACAACCAAATTAATCTTATTTTTCTCATAGTAAATGATTTATTTTTGTTTGTCCGCAAAAGTACAAAAATTTTCCGCTACCTATTGCATAATGCAAAAAATCACATTATCTTTGCCCCCGACTGGTATCTATATTCTTCTTGGGCAAAACAATCCTGATTCGATTTTTTGACAAGATAAAAGGCAACGCCCTTTATGGTGGTTGGAGAGGAAACGACCCAACGACTTACACGCCCAGCGTATAGGTGCCAGTCACACCTACGATGGGCGTTGCTGTTTTATCACAATTCTTTTACTATGACTGGCGAAGAGAATTTTAGTGAAACATTGCCTGAAACAGGCATGGGTTTTAGTGGGCAAACAATGAGCAGCCGGGAAATTGCCGTGCTAACAAGTAAACAACACAAAAATGTACTGGCTGATTGTGATTCTTTGAATGAGAATTACAGCAAAATGGGCATGGCTGAAATTTCAGCCATGAATTACAAAGCCGACAACGGCCAAGTGTATCGGGAATACCAACTCACCCGTATTCAGACCTTCGATTTGATGACAGGTTACAACATTGAGTTGCGAATTAAAGTAAACCGCCGCTGGGAGGAATTAGAAAAGAAACAAGCAACTCTTGACTTTAGCAATCCGCAGACAATACTACAGCTTGCACAAAACTGGGCAGAGGAACAGCAAAAACGTTTAGCCGCCGAGCAACGGGCACAAATGCTGGATGGCGAGAACCAGTCGCTAAACCACGAAGTGAAAACACTTGCACCCAAAGCACAGTACTTCGATGAGGTACTACAGAGCACCACCACCTACACCATGACGCAGGTAGCCAAAGAATTGGGAATGTCGGCCACGGCATTAGAAAGATTCCTGCATCAGAAAGGAGTTATTTTCAGACAAAGCACATCATGGCTACCCTACAGCAAGTATCAGGATGCGGGTTACCATAAGTTCAGAACCCACAGGTATATTAAAGCAGACGGCACCAACGGAAGCAATACGATACTGGTATGGACTGAGAAAGGAAAGCATTTCATTCATGAATTGCACAGTGCTTCAGAGAAAAAGGAAATGACTGCTAACCGATAATACTAATGCCATGAAAGAAGTAGATACAGACATATTAGTGAAAAAAATAAAATCGTTTTTTGATAGCACATCATCAGAAGAAGTAACGAGTGATTTAAGACAGATGCTATGCAGTTACGTTGAATGTATAAACGATGAATTGACGTGGAATATAGGAGAAATGGAGAAAGAAATATCCGGTAAAGTTACGATGGTAATGGAACTGGTAAATTTATTGAACCGGATAGAATCATTGGTTAAACAATAATCATTTACCGTTTTAACAACGAAAACCCCGCTTCCGAGAGATCAGGAGCGGGGTTTTATTTTGCGTTTATTTTTTCGTTATTAATTTTTGAAACGGGTGTAATAGATTGGACTTTACAAAGCCTGTCATGGGCTGGTTCTATATGCTTTTAGTTATGTTTAGCCAATTTAGTCATCTTTTTTAGTCATGTTTAGTCGTCTGATACCACCACCTGCCAATCCTATCACAAAAGCCGTGAGGTGAAGCAGAAAAGCGGAGTGAGGATTGATGGCGCTTACGATGAGGGAAATAAACAGACACACTTCCCATGTGATGAGTTGCTTTTTGGTGATGCGAATTTCATTGGTGTTGGCCATTACCAGATAGAGGCCGATCATGGCATAAACCATGGCACTGGCGCCCACGGTAGGCTTGGCGTAATGCACGGCAAACGAAGCTGCAAAAGCGGCGCTGAGGATAAACACAGCCAGTTTGTAAGCGTTGATTTTCAGTTCGAGAATGCGGAATAACGAAAAGAAAGCAATGCTGTTGAGGATGAGGTGCACGAGGTTAGCATGTTGAAAATTATAGGTGAGATGTTTCCAAATTGGAAAATACCCAACAAAGCCCAGGTTAAGCCCAAAAAGGCAAAAAACAATCAGAAATGAAAGAAGAAAAAGATATTTCATGAGTACTATTATAAGTATTTACTGCACAATTTGTTATTTAGTTTAATGATTAAGAACATAAACAATAGATGTAGAGGTATGATAAAAATTTGTTGCCAGTAAATATGTTTTGATGTTAAAAAGATACCAATGCCACATGAAATACAAAGTGCCATTATTTGTAATAGTGTTGTTACGATTGCGATTTTTTCAATATCAAGCCAAACTGATTTATACTTCATTGTTTTTTGATTTTTAGTATTCTCCGGATGCTTCTTTTGGAGTATAAACGTTCGGGTTGGTTATTGTAAGTGTAGAGGATAGCTTTTTGGACATCCTGAAATTGAAGAAACTTTTCGGTAAACAATTTCTTTACCTGCCGTTCAAAATCGTTTTTAAGATCCGTTTTACGCCGGTAAACAATGTTACTGATCCGTTTGTACGAGACGTTGCATTGCCATTTCATTTGGGCAATATCATCTATTGTTTTGTTGGTTTCTCTCCACTCCCGATGAATTTGAGAGATTGTGATAGAATTGTCTTTCATACGCGTAAAAACATCAAATGATTAATAAACGCAACAAATGTAGTAATAAATCAACATAAAGTGTCATCGTGGGCAAATAAAATGAGTGTAAAGTTGTTTCTTTGAGTTCATTTTAATGCGAAAAGCAAAATCAACAAACTCATTTTTATTATGGAAGATGAAGAAATGAAAACAGGTCGTGATGCAATCGTAGATGATTGGAAAGCCAAGAATCCGGATGCAGAAGGCGAACCCACTGATGAACAGTTGTGGCAACACGTAGCCGATCGTCATCAGATAATGACCGATCAACACAATGAACTCTCCGGCAGATACGATGCTTTGAACGGATCCAACGCAAAGTTGGCCGAACTTGTCAAAGAAAATCCGCAGTTTGCACAATTCTTCCAGCATATTTTAGCCGGTAAGTCGCCCATGTACGCATGGGGCACCGCATTTGGTGAAATGCCGATGGGACTGACAGAGGACCAAATGGCAGAACACGAAGAAGGATACAAGCAATATGCCTCCGATCAGAAAACCCGCACCGACAAAGCCGCCGAAATTGAAACAAACTTCAAAGACTACTTCAAGAATCTGGATCAGTATAAAACCGATAACAACCTCACCGATGACGAAGTACAGCGCATTGACGATACCATTATGAGTATGGTTGAGGCAATGTCAGTAGGCAAAATCCCTATGGAGTTGATAGACGCTATCTGGAAAGGCGCCGACGACAATATTGACGCGGCCACCCAAGCAGCAGAGCTTGCAGGCCGTAATGCCGCCATTGAAGAAGGGAAAACCAAGCAGATCAACAAAACCGAATTGCCGAACATGGCCGGAGGTAATGGTGGTGTGAAGAGAGCAAAACCTGTGATTGAAAAAAGGATAGCTAAAAGAGCATCTTTTCCTCAGTAATTAAATAAGTGAAATCAAAACAGTTGAATTATGAAAAAGTTGTTTTTTAAATTGAAAGGAAGCGGTTTGCTAATGTTCGCATTACTGCTTTTATGTGCTGTGTTTGGCATTACCGGTGCAGAGGCGATGACCGCTGATATAACCGGAGTTCCGGAGGATACCCCTCTGACTCATCAAGAAATCAATGAGGATACTAATTTGCTCGAAATTGATTACGGCAAAGAAGCGATTGACATTGGTAGGGATGTTTTCTTGCTCACTACCATGACGGATGAAATTGGGAACCGGCATACATGTACCAATGTAGAAACCGGTGTTTTTGAATATGGAGAGCAAGATGGTGAAGATACAGTAGTGGATCAGGTTGCAGGAGCAAATCTTGTAGGCGGTAATTTGCCGAATACATTCAAGCTGGCAAACCCCTCTAACTGGAAAAAAGGCGACACCTTAATTGTTCCGAGTGTAGTTTCAACAGATGGTAAACCATTGTTTTTACGTATTGAATCATCTACCAGTACAACGGTTGCATGCAAGGTGATGAATCCAATTGTTACAGGTGCTGTCGAATCGTTCAATACCATTCCGGCTAATGCTTCTGTAATTAAGTTAGGAAAGGCAATGGACGAATTGACTGGAAAGGTTGACAGTAAATTATTGTTGCCAAGCCCTCATACCAATTATTGTCAAACCTTCATGGAGACAATTATTGCATCGCATCGCCAGCTTAATGTCCGCAAAAAAGTACAGATTCCATTTTCGGTATATCTGGAACAAAAAATGCGCGATTACAAACAAAAACGCGAATTGGCGCGCCTAATTGGTGTAAAATCACTCAGATATGACGCTGACAATCGTGAAATTTATACCTCTGACGGAGTATTCCACATGGCAAAAAACACCTTTGGAATGACAGCCTGGAACAATGATAACTACACCGCAATGTGTCGTGATATTTTTGAAACAGGTTATGCCAATGGCTCAGGATCGAAAATACTGTTGTGCGGTGCCTCATTTATGGCTGGATTAACACATGTTGAAGCATACAGTAAAGTATTCCAGTCGGCAGAAACAGAAGCCGTATTTGGTGTTAAGTGTAAAGCAATTGATACCGGTTTTGGTATTCTGTATCCAAAATATCACCGATTATTGACAGGTGCATACAGCAATAAAGCCATCGCGCTTGATATTCCTTATGTACGTATTGATACATTACAGGGTGAAGAGTTCCAAACCTCTCCGTTGACTGATAATGACGATCAACGCGTAAAAGGGGTTAGTATCTGGGAATCGAGTTGTGTTGTGTTGGAGAATGAAATGTCGCACTGTGTAGTTACCGGTGCATAATATATAATGCGGGATGCTAATCTATAGCATTCCGCATTAATAACAATATCATTATGACAAAGAAATATTCATTGCTGTACGGTGGTAAATACGGCACCATTATAACAACCACTACCGGATTTGAGCATATTCGGTTTACCTCTTCCACAAAAGAATCTCCGGCTGCATACATTACAGATAACGAGGAAATTCAAAAAGCACTTGAAGCTGCAAAAAATTTCAATGTAATCTATAAAGTTGAAGTGTTAGGCGAACAGGAAGAAAAACCGGCGCCTAAAAAAGCCAATCCGGAACCGGAGAAAACTCCAGGTAAGGAAATTGAAGCTGCCGAATTTCCTGATGTAACCACTCTTCAGGAAGCAAAAGAAATATTGAGTGGAGATCCCTATAACATTAAGTTTAAAAAAACTCCGACGCCGGACAATATTTTGTCTGCCGCAACCGAAGTGGGAGCTTCCTTCCCGAATATAAAAAAATAGCATTTTTGGTTTGTTAGATTATTATTTTCTTACGAAAACCCTGCCCTCTAATGCGGGGCAGGGTTTTTTAATTTAAAGAATTGATGACATTGCAGGAATTGACAAACATGGTACTGGCCCGGATGAACGAATTTCCTGGCGATAGCGGAATAAGCTTCATTGGTAGTGAGCGGGTAATGACCGAAGCGCTGGTAAAAAACCTGCTGACGGAAACCTTCAGGGTGATAGCCAAAATAGTACCAAGAGAGTGGCTGCCTGAAAAGCAGCTTCCGATCAATTCGACTACTCTCATTCAGGACACGGTACATGGCACCGGTTACGTGATATTACCCGATGATTTCCTGTTGCTGTTGAAATTCATGGTGAAAGGTTGGCTGAATCCGGTAACAGACGTACACATGGAAGGATCCGAAGTGGCCAATCAGCAAAAAAACGAATACGTAAGAGGAAATGTCGTCAGACCGGTATGTATTCAAACCAAAAAAACAATTGCCAAAGCAGTAAAACAGGTGATGCATTACTACTCGTTGCCCGATGGAGTAAAAAGTCACGAAGTAGAAGAAGCACTGTACATACCGCTGGTAGATTTATCGGCGATGACCGACAGTACGAATGTGGGATTAGATGCCAGAGTAATACCGGCATTATCGTACATGGCAGCATCGTTGGCCTACGGCGTACTTGAAAAAACCGATGCATCGAAATATTGCGAAGGCAGAGTACAATTGTTTATTAACTAACACGTAAAATCATGCACGATCACGACATATTAGATGCCAATTGGAAAGGGCGGGTAAGATACCTGAATGATTTGTATGTGAAGTTTCCTGACGGTGGCGAGACACACTGGTATGCCTATGTGACCACCGAGAAAGACTTTGCCGAATGGGACACGCCAACCCGTCAATGGGTACTTCGAGGCACTAGCAAGACAAACGGCTATGTGAAATATTCCGAAAAACAATCGTTGAGCGAAGCAGAACAAAAGCAAGCCAGGGAAAACATTGATGCCGCATCTTCCGGAGAATTTGAAAGCGCTGAAGAAGAAATAACAGCACTCAACAATCGAATCACAGAACTGACAAGCATTGTAAATGCCTATTCGGGAAAAGGTGGCGGCGTAGGGCACAGTGATTTTGGAGCAACACCCACGCAGGAACAATTGACAAAATGCGCGGTAGGAGTAATCTGGACCGGTTACACCGACTGGGTTTGGAATGCAACAGACCCGGCATCCTCTACCTTCAAAGACGCAGATGGAGAAGATCATACCGTTGAGGAAGTATTCAACGGAACATTCGTAATTAATGATTACGACAACCACAAATGGGTATTGTGCAATACTCCATCCACCACGCCACCGGTATATCAGTGGATAGATATGGGGGTGGACTCGGTAGGGACGGCCACCAACACCAAACTGGGGATTGTAAAAGGTAGCACGAAAGAAGGAGAAGTAAGTATCAATCCGGACGGCACGATGACCGTGAACGGATATTCGACCGAAATGCCCATAGGGATTCCGTTTTATTCGTTACGTTACAAAATACCCGACAATTGCCGGGATATGACTCTGGACAATCGTTTGAGCATGGATGCATTTGCAAAATGCTACGAAGAATTAGGCGGCGACGATATGCTATGGGAAAAAGATTTCACGACCCGCACCTTCAAATTGCCGAAAATACCGGCAGGAGGATCGTTGATTGCTGCCGGAACAGCAGCTACAAGAACCGTATTTGAATTTGGCACAACTGTGGGAAGTGATATGCATACAAACACATCAGAGGAAATGTTTCCTCACGATCATTATGTAGCATCCGATGGAGATGACGGAGGATGGGCAACAGACAACAAAGACAAACCAATCTCTTCTTTCAACAACAACACATCCGGGACAAATGAATACATGTATCATCTCAGAGCAGTGAATGGTGATCAGGTAGCCAATACCGGAAAATCCAGTAATGAAGGAGGTATTCTTCAAAATAATGCGAAAGTATCAAAACCGTATTCGATTATGAATCCGGGATTAGTGTGCAGAATATTAATACGAGTAAGCTAATGGACGGAAAAATTAAACCTAAATGCGGGCATTGTGCTCCGGAACCAATACCGGACATAGATGGAGACGGCCATTTGATATTTACATATCTGGACGGTACGAGTGTAGATGTTGGTCCGCTGACAAAATTTGAAGTAAACAGTGTAAAATACATTGTACAGCTACTTACAAAGGAACAGCAAGCGCAAGCCAGAGACAATATAGGAGCAATATCCGCAGAAGAATTACGTGCTGAGGCAAAAGTACGTACTGATGCACTTGAAAACGTACTGACAAAATTAAAACAAGAGCTTACCACAGAGGAACAAGCACAGGTACAGGAAAATATAGGCTTGTTTGAAACGACTACACCATCAGTCGTTACCCCACCGGTAATAGGTTTAGAATACTGCGGAGGAATAGCAGTACATGTAATAGCTCCGGGAGAGGCGCTTTATGATGCAACCAAAATGCAGGTTATTATAGCTGCAAAAAATGATATTGTAGGATCGTACTACTGGGATAGTGGTCTTGGAGTAGTTACCGGAGCAACATCTACCGGATGGGGATTTGGAAAACAGAATACAGAAAAGATTGTATCCGCTTTGGGTACAGGAATAATATATGCAGCCAGAGTATGTCATGAACTTTCGTTAGACGGATACTCAGACTGGTATTTGCCGGAAGAATATGAGCTGACTCAGATAGCAGGAATGGGGCTGCTTGATCCGGGAAAGGATTACTGGACCTCTACAGAAGTAGATTCATTCAAAGCTAAGAAATTTTTATCTTCAGAATCAACGGCAGTTTCAAAGCTATCACCATTCTTTCTTCGTCCATTTCGGATTGAAACAGTTCCGATAAGTACAACTACGGAAAAAAAATACGCATACATTCCGTGCATGGAAAGTAGCGGGATAATCATTACACGAAATTCATGGATAGGCGCCGGCCCATTTTTAGTTGATATAAACGACCCGGATGTGACGGCAGCAGATATAATTCTGGCCGTGTTTGAAAACTCGCAAAACGATATTGTATGCTCCGCTGAAATACTTCCAAGAATAACCGTTTATGATGGTGGATTCAAAATTGAAAGCATCAACCAACCAAGTGCGGATTTGACATTAGCATATAAGGTATTACCCGAAATAGGGAAAGGATTTGGTATTATTTCCCTTCCGGTAAGGAAAAGAGTATACAAAGAGTCGGTTTTGGGAACAAAGGACGGAATAAACAAAACATTTATCATTCCGGGAAACGTGGTAGCTTATTCGGAAGAAGTGTTTGTAAACGGACTGTTGCAATCTTCCGGATCGGATTATCTGATAACCTTAGGCGATCCAAGTATCATAACATTTACTTTGGCGCCATTTTCCTACGATGTTATTTGCATCAACTACAATAATAAGTAATTATGTCACAAATAAATATACGAGACGTAAGAGGGCTTGAAGACGAATTGAAAGGTCTAAATTCCTCATCGGATACCAAGGTATTATCGTTGGTCACTTCCGGCTGGCAGCAGGTAAATGAATTTTATCAATATGCTGTTTCCGATGCGGACGTGAAAGCAACCTCATGGATTTCGTCGGTGTTCAAAAATTCGGACAGTGCCGTTGTGACAACAGCCGGCATCAAATCGAAATTAACTATTTCGGAAGGCAGTTTCGTGGTAGAAGCCGATAAGGTACCGACGGCCAATCTTGAATTGAGTTACCGAATTTTCAGCGGAGGATCGGCAGGATCCGGTACGGTATCTGTTTCTTCATCTGATATAGTAGAGATACCGGACAGTATGCTGAACGACATAAATCAGCGGGTAAATATTATTTCGAAACAAATAGCAGAGTTGCCATTTTTTACTGCCACACTATATTGCTTTGACAACACGATAGCAAATTTGAAAATAAAAGGAGAAATTGAAATTGTCGACAATATAGCTCCTGATGCTCCCGTGGTGACACAAACGATATATGATAATACAACCAGTGTTACTGGTAGTGCGGAGGCCGGATCAACTATTACTATTACCTCTTAGAAAGGCTGGTCAGTTTCTTCTACCACAGACCAAAATGGGCAATTCACAACCAGTCTGAATGGAAACACAATTGTAAAAGGAGATGTACTTTCTATAACGGCTACTGATGCTTCGGGAAATAAAAGTGCTGCGCTGAATGTAGTAGCTAAAGCTTTTGGAGATAATACTACAATTGAATTTAGCACCGGAGATGGAAGATCTTTAGTTATATCCGACACGCAAAATAATCAGTTAATTAGTTTTTATGCAAGCGAATACAACAAACCAGTTTCAACTACTTCCCATTTAAATGCATTTTCAGGAACATTGGTTATTTATGCATTAAACTTTACAAATACATTAGTAACAGCCGGAAACAGAAGATTTGCAATGTATAAAAACGGCCAACTATATAAATCAGAACCATTTGATTCAGATACTTTGTCAGTAGTTTGGCCTAACATTATATGGGAAGATACAGACGAATTAAAATTTGCTATAGAATTTATTACTCCATTGGCTGCAATGTTAATAAAAGGGTCTGATAATACATATACTTATCCTAACGAAGTATATGCTTACTTGTACTATGGAGGTTCTCCGGTGGTAAAAATTGAAAATGTAAATATTCCAAACTGGCTTACACTTTCAATAATAAGTTGTGATTCTATACATTTAAATGGTTATCCACCAGCACCGGGTTCTTATCCAATTTCATTTGACGCAGTTAACAATTACGGCACCACGCATTATTCAGATACAATTGTTGTAAATTAAATTTTCACAATATGGCTAAACATTTAATAAAAAAGATAGAGATACCGGCAGGTACAGACATATTTATTCTGGATTTAGAGGCCGAATCAGTTGCTAGACAACAGGCTGATGAAGCGTTACAGTCAGGTAAAGAAAATGTAGGTGTAGCTGCGGGACTGGTCGCAACCGAAGCAACTGCTCGACAAACTGCTGATAATACTCTTGCGCAGACTGTAAGCGATCTATCATCGGCATTAACGGTAGTGCAGAACTGGAAGTCGGCAATGACGGATGCTGATTCTGATAGCGTAATCAATACGCTGACCGAACTTCTTGACTTAGCCAAGAATGTGCCGGAAGGTGCTGATTTGGCCGCACTGCTTGCCGAAAAAGTGAGCAAGTCTGACATCGTTAATAATCTTACAAGCGTATTGACAAATGTTCCTTTGTCCGCCTATCAGGGCAATGTGCTGAAAGGGCTGATTGACACGCTAACGACTAATCTGTCGAATCATACAGGAGACACTGCGATTCATATTACGGCAGAAGAGAGAACCTCGTGGAATGCGAAACAAGCGGCATTAAATTTTACACCTGAAAATTCAGCAAATAAAAGCATTCCTTCCGGATATGCCGCTCTTGATGCAAATGGAAAGGTGCCGGAAGCTCAACTACCGGCTTCCGCCTTGGGGGTTACAAAAACGCAGATTATTGCAGCTTTAGGATATGTTCCTGAAGATGAAGCAAAAAAATATGCACCCGGAGGCTATCCGGGTCTTGATATAAATCAAAAAATATCACTTGCCAATATACCTGATGGCATACTTGAGCAGTATTATGCCTATGGAGTGACCAAGCAATTTAACGAAGAAACATATACGCTTGATCGAATCGGCAATCTAAGCCTTCATCAATCGCTTCCAATTCAGAGCAAGATGAAGGGGTGTCTGCTAGATGAATACGGAAATGTTATTGAGTATCTTCCTCCGGATTCGTGGGTTGGGCAGACTCTTGATGGCTCAAAAGGGCAGGTGATGGTAGAAATACCAGAGTATTACTGCAAGTTCACAACGACGGATACCTCTATGACAATGATGATTTCTGAACTTCCTTTACCCGGTTATACGCGGAACAAAAAGAGATACATATCTGCATACGAGGCGTCAATCAATAGAGGATCTGGAGTTCTTAGCTCCGTTGTTAATGGTTCTGCGAATTACAGGGGAGGAGACAATACGAGTGCATGGGATGGTACTTATAGGAGCTTGCTGGGAATGCCGGTTACAAATATGTCACGCACTGAATTTAGAAACGCAGCACGGCTTAGAGGGTCTACACAGGAGAATTCTTGCGCATGGAACTGCCTTGATTATTCGTTATATAAGGATATTTGTTGGCTCTTTTACATAGAGTACTCAACGCTGAATAGTCAGCTTCCTTTTTCTTCAAAAATCAACGGATATTCTTATGGTGGATTGGGTGACGGAGTTACCACTATGGTGGATTGGGGAACGTACAATAATTACAATCCTATTGTGCCTTGTGGGGCTACGAATTTTGTTGGCGCTACCTCCGGGGAGGTAGCATGTCAGGTTGGCAATACAACTCAATATGTCAAGGCAAATAGGTACAGAGGTATTGAAAATCCATTTGGACACGTATGGAAATGGACTGACGGTGTTAATATTCAGGTGAGTGGTGGCGTTGCAAAAGCCTATATATCTGAGACGCCTGCTACTTATTCTGATTCTCTTTATGAAGGTTATACAAATGTAGGAACGATAGCCAGTACAGAAGGCTATGTTAAAAGAATTCTCGATAACGCCAAAGGGTGTATATTGCCAAAAGAGGTAGGTGGTAGCAGTTCGAGCTATTGGTGTGACTATCATTGGGGAAATACTGCCCCTGATGGGCTTAGAGGCCTCTTGGTCGGTGGTGGTGCGGATGATGGCGTGGCTGCGGGGCTCGCTTGCTCGAAGTCGAATGATGCGCCTTCGGTTGCGGGTGCGCTTGTCGGCTCTCGCCTTTGCTTTATACCGTAAAGCGATAAGCGAAGCACGCGGCAAAATATACAGGTTGGTTGCTATACGTCAGTGGTAATGCGAATAATGGCGTGAATGCAGGGCTCACTTACTCGAATTCGAATAATGCGCCTTCGGATGCGGATGCGAATATCGGCTCTCACCTATGCTTAAAAATAGAGCAACGACCTTGCCACTTGGCAAAAAATATCATCAATAAAAGGAGTTGGTAGGCATTAGCCGAAAGCCCCGGACATTAAAGCAAAGCAATGAAGCGTTACGGAAATCTGTACGAACAAATAATATCAATAGAAAATCTGCAATTGGCTGACGAAAAGGCCAGAAAAGGAAAATTGAGATCGTACGGAGTAATGCGCCATGATGCAAATAGAGAGCAAAATATTATCAATTTGCATGAGCAACTTAAAAACAAGACTTTCAGAACATCCAAATACGAAACGTTCACCATCTTCGAACCGAAAGAACGATTAATATTTCGTTTGCCTTATTATCCTGACCGTATCGTGCATCATGCTGTGATGAATATTCTGGAGCCTATTTGGGTAAAAACATTCACGACAGACACCTATGCATGTGTAAAACATAGAGGCATTCACGGGGCAATGGTAAAGGTAAAAGAAGCTTTGAAGGATATTGACAATACGCAGTACTGCCTGAAGCTTGACATAAAAAAGTATTACCCGTCTATAGACCATGATATACTCAAGCAAATAGTTAGAAAGAAGATTAAATGCAATGACACGTTGCAATTGCTCGATAGAGTCATTGATAGTGCCGAGGGAGTGCCCATAGGCAACTATTTGAGTCAGTATTTTGCGAACCTTTACTTAACCTATTTTGACCATTATATCAAGGAACAGCTTAAGATAAAGTATTATTTTCGCTATGCTGATGACATGGTGTTTCTACACAAGGATAAAGCTTTTCTTCACGGGCTTCTGGTAAATATTAACCAGTATTTAACCGAGAATCTCAACCTGACAATCAAAGAAAATTATCAGGTGTTCCCGGTAGATGCCAGAGGAATAGATTACGTTGGATTTGTATTTTATCATAGCCATACTGCAATAAGAAAGAACATAAAAAAGAACTTTTGCAAAGCGGTGGCACGTCTGAATAAACGTTCAAATATATCAGATAAGGAATACAATCAGCGTCTTTGCAGTTGGTTTGGATGGGCAAAATATAGCAATTCAAAACATTTACTTAAAACGATATTGAGATGAAGATAACAGGATTTTCGACCAAGCCCGATGTATTGCAGTCAGTTGGTCAGCAGATGACAGCATATAGGTGGAATATAAAGGAAACAACTACTGAACACAACGGTGTAACAACGCGCGGTTTCTCTGCTTATGAAGTAATGATAGATGGCACGGTCACTGTTGCAAAAATAAAACAGGCGGTGCTTAACGCGATGTGGGGAAAAGATCAGGAAGCTAAGTATATCAACGACTTTAATGCCGCAAATGCAGGCATATTGGATGCTTCGTACATTGATGTGTATAAAACATTTCTCACTGAGCGAAAAGCCTTAAAAGATAAAATTGATGCGGATTGTAAATTGTTAAATGTGCCTGCGGAGTGAAAAAATTTAGTGATTTAGGAATTAAACCGAACGAAAATAAAAAGATTTTTAATTGCCCTCAGGTATCAATTTCCGACGTTGTCAATACGGAGATAGAAGTGATTGATTTTATCCCGGACATTAAAACCAAATTTGGAGACAGCCGGTATTTGGTAAAGATTCAACAAGATGGAGTTTTAGAAAAGTTTTTTACCAACTCTACAAGTATCAAATCCGTTCTTGACAAAATACCAAAAGAAGATTTTCCATTTGTAACTACCATCAAAGCTACGAAGTGTGGTAGTGGAAAGATTTATCAATTTACGTAATCGTAACATAAAAAAAGTGGTGGGCAAAACAATGAAAATGCCCCGGCTACGATATTCAAATATTAACGTTCAAAATAATAAAGAATGGATCAACTGCTTCACTCGTTAAGTAATTGTATACGCTCAATTATACATTTTATTATCACCGGAATAGTCAGTGCATTTATACCAATGCAGGATGCGTTGTTTGTGCTACTATTGGGATTTACTATCAACTTTATAACCGGATATGTGACTGATAAGCGGGCAAATGGACGGGATTTTTCAATAAACAAAGCCTTTAATGCCATATCTCAATTGGGATATTTTTTCGGGCTGATATTCTTCATATCGGCTGTTGGGCACAACTACAGAGACTCTGCCTTTTCGCAGCTTGGTGTGAAATGGACTACCGTCATAGTAGCCTATTTCTACGTGACGAATATTTTAAAAAATGGTAAGCAGTTATGGCCAGGTAATGTAGCGATCTGTTTTCTATACGATTTTATGTCGCTTCAGGGGCTTAATAATATTCGTAAAATGTTCAACATGAAAAATACTAAGTAACATGGCAAAAATTGAATTATTAGCCCCTTTTACATTTAAATGGGAGGGAGGATACCAATGCGATCCTGTAGATAAGGGTAATTATAATAGCAAGAAGGAGTTGGTAGGTACAAAATACGGTGTCTCTGCGCTTGCGTATGAGAGTCATTACGGGAAAGTACCTACAAAAGAAATTATGGAGAATCTTACTCCAGAGGAAGGTGCTTTTGTATTGCAAACCTATTGGAATAACTGTAAAGGCGATCAACTAAAAAATCAAAGCATTGCTAATGTTCTTGTCGATTGGCATTATAATGCAGGCTTTGCAGCTATAAAATCGGCACAAAAAGCACTTGGATTGTTAGATGATGGGGATGTAGGACCAAAAACATTAGCGGTATTAAATTCCGGAGATGGATCTGATGTATTTTTAAAATTGTGGAAAGCCCGTAAAAGCTACTATCAAAATGTAGCTGAGGCAAATACCAGACTATCCAAATACCTTAATGGATGGCTGAATCGGTTAAACGATTTCAAATTTAAAGCATAAACATACAATTATAAGAGCATTCCTTATTCTAAAAATCATCTTAAAATTAGAATTACGAGATTCTATGAGAATCTCTCAAAATTTACAAGTATGAAAAAATTCATTCAAAAAGTAAAGTATAAAATTAAAAAAGAGTTGGCTCTTTTGAAATCACAAACACCGAAGCTCTGGAACTGGATCGCCGGTATTGCGGCCGGTGTACCGACGCTGATAACTGTCATAAATTCGGCAACTGCCGGAACTATGATGCCGGACTGGTACACAAAATATCAATTCTATATATTAGCCGTTGCCGGTGTAATCGCGTATTTAGCAAAACGTAAAACAGTCAAAATAAATCAAGATGGAACGACAAATTAAAATCATCGGTTATGTCTTTGCTGCTATTATTGCAGTAGTTGTTGCGGTATTTGTATTTTCCAAATGTGATCGAAAGCCGATTAAAGTGGTTCCTGATCCTAAATCAACCCGGGCCGACAGCACTACAACCGCCAATCAGCGCCGGAAAATTGCGACACTGGATAGTTTGTTGAACGTGAAAAACGATCAGATCGCTACTTGTTCGGCAAATCTGGCAATCTCCCGGCAGAAAAACAGCAATTTACGATCGGCCAATGATTCTTTGTCTGCTTACTATTCCAATCATCATACGCTGCAGAATTGCGATAGTTTAGTTATTACTAAACAACGGTACATAGTAGGGCTCCAGTCGGAGAATGATAGTCTGTATCGGCTTAATGGCGCATTGTGCGAAACAATTGATTTAAGCAAAAAGAAAATTGCCCGGATGGACACTATCGTAAATAGTAAAGAAACGGTGATTGAAGCCTATGCACGACAAATGGAGCGAATAAACTGTATGAGTGAATGGGCTATAAAACATCGTTTTTTAGCGTGGCTGTTACGGATAAAATGTAATAAATGAACCACTGCATACTGTACACTTGTCCGCGATGCGGGCGGGTGTATTGTTTACGCTGCGAGCTGGGCATTTGTCCACAATGCGGTAAAGAATATATTAGCGGCACCAAATGAACCATGAGCAGATCATCAAAGAAAACAATAAAAGGATCGTTGCAAAAAACCAACCTTACAACCCCGTCACCGGACTGGGATGTTACGGCGAGCGTTTTTGCATTGAGCTGAAAGAATATGGCGGTCCGCTATACCTTCCCATTGAAATGCTGGAGAGCGCCTTTGTACGGCAACTCCGAAACTACACCAGCATATCGGCCTATCTGAAAGACAAGCTCAAAGAAAGCAATGAAATGCTTATCAAAGCATTCAAGCTGAAGATAGCCGAAAAACGTTACGACTACGACTACGAATTCTTCGCGGTGATGTGCGAAACCATTACCGACAAACTCACCGCAGAGCAAATACCCTTCCGATTAAACAGAGGCCAGCGGCGATTGCTTGCCCGGATGGAGCAACAGCGTCGCGCCGGTTTACCAATACGCATTCAGGTGCTAAAATCGCGCCAGTGGGGATGCTCCACCCTGATACAAATGTACATGAAGTGGATACAGATCGTCCATAAGAAAAACTGGAATAGCGTGGTGTGTGCGCATGTAAAAGATGCAGCCATTAACGTACGCGCCATGTACGAAAATTCTATCGATCAGATGCCGCCAGTGCAGGGTATAAAATATTCAATTCGCAATTTCAAGCAAACCCAAAATATCAAATACATACCCGAAAGTAACTGCCGTATAACGGTGGGTACCGCCGAAGAGCCGGATTCCATCAAATCACAGGATATAAAAATGGTACAATTCTCAGAAGAGGCAATGTATCCGGATACGCCGGGGAAGAGTCCGGAGGCATTGGAAGCAGCCATTATTCCATCCATCCCGAATATACCATACACGATGATAGTGCGTGAAAGTACGGCTAACGGTATGGGAGATTATTTTTACGAGCAATGGTTGAAAGCCAAAGCAGAAGAAACCCTATTCGAAGCCGTATTTGTAGAATGGTTCCTGATGGATATCTACAGTTGTCCGTTTGACGGCTACTACAACCTGCCCAACGGAAAGCGTAAAAAAGGATCGGCGATGGATTTTCTGTTAACGATGAATGATTATGAAATGAACCTGTTCAATAATCATTCAGAATTGACTTTGGAAAATTTGAACTGGCGTCGGCAGATGCGGGCACAGATGCCATCGGAAACAAAAATGAAACAAGACTTTCCGAGTGATGACATAGAAGCATTCCAGGACAGCGGATCGTTGATATTGGAATCGGAACATGTAGAGCGCCAACGAAAACATTGCAAGAAGCCTGTAATGATAGGAACGCTGGAGTCGGATGCAGACCCGCGCAAAGCAATACTGGATTTCAGCAAGCGCAAAGACATACTGAAAAACATCCGCTTTATTCCTGATGAGGAAGCGTATGATCATCTGATTAATTCGGACCGGAAGCTTTCGTTCATGAAGGCCATGAACAAGTTGCACGTATTTGAATATCCGGATACTGAAACGAAAGTAAAAGACCGGTACGTGGTGGTATTTGACCCTCAAAAGGGAATAAGCGACAAAGCCGACTTCGGGTTCATTAAAGTGATAGACAGGTACTGGATGATGTACGGAGGCAAGCCCGAAGTGGTGGCGTTGTTCTACGGCCACATCGACAAAGACGTCACTATTTGGATAGCGGCACAGATAGCCAAGTGGTACAATGATGCCCTGCTGGTGGTTGAAAGCAATACCTACGAAACATCGAACGGCGAGAAATTAGACGACGACAGCGAATTTATATTCGATACCATAGCCGAATATTACGGGAATCTTTACAGTAGGACACCGGCCGATAAAATAGCTGAGGGGGCACCGGTAAAATACGGGTTCAATACCAATAGGACCACAAAGCCGATGATCATCAACAACTACATAGCTATACTGCGTGAAGATGGCTACATAGAACGCGATGACGAAACGCTGAATGAAGCCCGTGTATATGAGAAAAAGAAAAACGGATCCTATGGTGCCAAAGAGGGCAAACACGATGACCGGATTATGGCAACCATGATCGGGCTGTACGTCTGCTACGAACTTCCGATTCCACATATAATAAAGCCTTACAAGGAAACAAAAAAGCAGGTGACGGTTTGGTAAAAAAAGCAATGATTTACGTTGCTTTTTTTCGTTTATGTGGAAATACTATTCTGGTTTGTCGTTTGAATGCCAAATCAATCACTTTGCGGTTAGCGGCTGAAACCTTTTTGATGTTTCGTTTAATATATACCGCCGACATACCAGTGAGTTTGTGGCCCATGGCAATGTCGATGATCGGATCGGGAATATCCAGTTCGGCGGCCATAGTAGCCCAGGTATGTCGAGCCCAATAAATACTGAGAAATGGGAATATCTTTTTGAGGTACTTATTTGTCTTTCGTTCGAAAGTACGGTAATCGTCCGTTTGATACGAATCAAGCCACGAAAGAAGGTATTTTTCACCCTGATAGCGATCGATTATTGTTTGCGCTTCGGGTTCTATTTTGATACGAATAGGAACACCGGTTTTATCGCGAAGAATATTGATATTCTGGTTGTGAATGTCTTCTTTTTTTAGAAATAGAATATCTTTCACGTTGAGCCCGCACAGATAAAAAGAAAGTAGAAAGACATCGATGTATTTCTGAAGATGAGGCGTATCGGTACAATTATAATAAATAAGCGAACGAATGTCTTTAAGGTCAAGGTTACGGTGTTTGGTATCCGCTTTTTTGATTTTGAAACGCCGGAACGGATAGAGATCCAGTCCGATGATACCGCGGTCGATAGCATCGTTGTAAATAGCGCGAAGATAACGCATGTAAACACCCACTCCATTGGTAGTCATTCCGGTAGTCAGGCAATAACTTTCAAAATCTTTGAGCCACGCAACATCGATTTGAGGAAGATACAAATCATCTACAGAACCATAAGAATTACAGAATGCCGAAATTTTGTTGATAGCTTGCGTATAACGTATTTTTGCTTCTTCGGAGGATTGTTTGTCTGCAAAACCAAAAGCATATGTTTTGAAGTGCTGAGGAGATTGCCTTTTTGCTTCAGAGTCGTCGGCTATTTTCCCGGATTCAATAAACTTCTTCAGTGCAGATCCATTTTTGAATTCTGAAAGTTTGTTTTGTTTACGAAGGAGTGAAAGTGTCGTGGTGGTGGTAGTAATTTTATCGGTGATGATATTGTTATACATCGCCGCTTTTTTTACGCCTGTTATTTTTCCATCAATAAAATTTTCCTCCAAAGTGAATATTCCGGTGGGGATATAATACGCCTTATTGAGGTGATAGAAACGAACCTTAACGGCCCGGAGTCCGTCGGCGTTTACGTATTTTTCCAACACGGCAGAAACTTTCATGGTATGTGGTGTTTCTTGAAAATTTTTCAATAATTCTGCAACGGTTTGCAATGCATTGCAACGGTTTACACTTTGAGATATTGAAAAATTATTGAGAATTTGAGTCTTAAGAGACATAAAAAACAAAGATTTTCAGAATTTATAAATATATAAACAACTGAAAATCTTTGCTTTTACATTAGGGGTGGGCCCAACAGGGCTTGAACCTGTGACCCCCTGATTATGAGTCAGGTGCTACTAACCAACTGAGCTATAGGCCCGTGTTTTGCGAAAGTTTTGTTACCTTTGCAAAGCGGATGCAAAGATA